TCGGTGAACGTCATACCGCACCCCAGCATGCGTCATCCCACGACTTTGGCGGCCCGTAGTTGGCGAGGATCTGTCGTGCGCGATCGGCCACGAGACCATCGGGTTCCAGCGCGAGCAACACCTTGAGCGCGGGGTTCTGCCATCGCTGCATGCCCGCCAGGAAGACGTCGAAGTTGGGTTGGCTGAGGTTGTACGACGACGCCGGCAGCGGCTCGCCAGGGGCGTCGGTGCGCCAGCGCACGCCGTAGCAGGTGCGCCAGTCGGTCCCCACCTGGAAATAGCCGTGCATGCAGATCGTGCGAGCAGCGGTGAGCGCGAGGTCGCGAGCCTGGGGAATACCCAGCAGCCTCCACGCCGCATAGAGCGCCACGACGGCGATTGCCTCCTGCCACGGCAGCCAGCAACGGATGCGCTCCCCGCTGCCATCGAGCCAGCCGTACTTCTCCTCCTGGTCGGAGAACACCCGCACCGAAGCGGTGGTCGGCAGCTTGTTGTAGCTCGCGGCCAGGTTGGCGTTGGTGACCATGCGCCTGGCCAGCGGCTCGAACTCGGGGAACCCGGCGTTGATCGCTTGCAGCCGGGAGTAGAGCACGCGGCCCCACCCACGAGGCGCGCCCATGCCTGAGCCCAAGGCCGGCACGCGGTCGCGCCCAACCTCCATGCGCTCTAGCTCAAGAAGGTCGAGAATGGTCCTGCGCAGCGAGTCCGAGCGCGTGAGCTTGAACATCGCGAACAGCAGGTTGTCCGACCGATGCTGCGAGTCGCTCGTGAGGTAGCCCGAGATCCAGCCGACCGGGTTGGGCCACCCGAGCATGTCGTCGCGCGAGAAGCGTTCATCGACGCGGAGGTTGTAGGTGTTGGCGCGCGGGTGCCCGGCGGCAGTGACGGCATCGATGTTCGGCTCGACGTTGCTGTACGGCCGCAGCTTCCATGCCTGGACGGCGAAGCGCAGATCCCACAGTGCCCACGGAGCGCCCATCGCCACGGCGTGCTCGGCGCGCGCGTAGCCGAAGTCTGGTTGTTCGCCCGTCTGCCCAGCGTTCGGCGGCTGCGCGTAGGGGCGGGCGTCTTGCTCGCTGCCGGTGCGAGTGAGGCGATCGGCAAGGATGCTGAGGCGTCGCGCTTGCTCCCCTTGCGCGCCAATGGGCAGCTCTGGCAGCACGCCGAGAGGGGTGAGCTTGCCGGCCCACGCCGTGGGCACCACGATCCCCTCCAGCGGCGCGAACATCCGCACTTGCAGGTGTCCCACCTCGGCGTTGCCGGGTAGCGACGGGAAGCGGGCAACGTTGGGCAGGCACAAGACGGCGCCGGTGGCCTCGACGACCGCGGCGCGGTGCCATTCCATCGGCGCGCAAAGTTCCATCTCCCACCGTAGCACGCCGCCAATCATCGACCATGCCGGCGCGTGTAGCCCCTTGGTCGTGCCGAAGTCGACGTGGGCGTAATCGGCCAGGCTCATGCTCAGCGAGCCGAAGCCGCGCACGCGAGGCTGGCCCGGCGTTGTCGTGCCGTACCGCGCCGTCAGCTCGAACTCGACGATCGGGCTGCCGCTGTACATCCGGTACCACCCTTCGATCGACACGGGGCCAGGAAGTCGCGCGCGCAGCTGCACCTTGAGCAGCACTGGCGTGAACTCGGAGACCTCGACAATGGCCGCCATCGAGTGCTTGGTGCCGCCGACTACGATGTGGAAGACGGGCACGAGGCCGAGCAGGTCATCGGCCACCCACTCGTGGAAGGCGTACGGCGCCAGCGGCTCAGATGCCGCGACGATCTCGTGCGTCTGGTCAGTCGCCGCCGGCAGGTCGGCCAGGACGTGCAGTTCGTGGCCCTTGGCGTAGCCGAGCCATGGTCCCACGCGCACCGCCTGCGCCGGCACAGGGTCGGGCAGGCCGATCAGCACCCACTGGCGCAAGGGGGCGGGTCCGAAGTTCTGGATCTTGACGGCGGGGAGAAGGGCGGTCATGCGCCCCGCAATCTACCAGCTAGAACGAATCTACATCGCGCACATCGTCGTCTGGCCACGGTTCCAGCATCGAGAAGTGATCCTTCCACAGTGTGCGGCACCTGTCGAGATCCGGGAACCGATAAGCCCACGGACGCTTCAGCACTTTCGTGGCACCGCCCGGCAAGTGCAGCACCTTCTCGCCCGACATGCGCACACGAACTACCGGTGGGCACGCCGTCGCCAAGAACTTACCGAACCGAACCGGGTTCGCTTTCGTGCCCATGCGGCCATTTGCCTCGACGTAGTCGGCGTACAGCAGGTCGCAGAGCACCACGGGAACCCACTCCCCGTCTTCGGACGAAAGCTGCCCGTCGCGGAGCTTTCCGTACCACCACGCCAGCTCGGGATCGAGCGTGTTCATCTTCTCGGTCACCAGCGCCGCACTGTCGGGTCGGTCGCCGCTGTGCCACTTCGACAGGTCGTAGTTGAGCAGGACGTGTAGCAGCTCCTCGCGTCCACCGTCGTTCGCCATGTAGCCACCGAGCTGCTTGAAGTAGCCCGCGTCACAACGGTGTTCGTCGCTGACCTCGACGACGAAGAAGCGCCGATCGTCCAGCCCGGCAGGGACCGCCCAACGCTCGTTGCTCGCCATCAACAGATGCACGCAGTTCGGAGCGACCTCCGAGTCGACACCCTTGGCTTCGATCATCAGCGTAGGCTCGGTGATGAGCGTCTTCAGGATGGGCACGTGCTTCTGATCGCCGGCGTAGAACGCTTCATCCGCGAACAGACACACGACGTCGCGCAAGTGCGCGTTGAAGTGCCCGACGAGGTGAGACGCATGCGTCACGTGCATGAAGTGACGCCCGAATAGCGCACCGAACTCTCGCGCGAAGAAGCCCTTGCCCGTTCCCTGTTTGCCCTTGATGACGAGTGCCACCTGCCCAGGGCGCGCAGGGGTCTGCACGACGTCGGCGAGCCAACCCACGATGTACCGGTAGTGCTCATCCTTGCCGGCGCAAACGACGTTGCGGATGTGCTCGAAGAACGGCGCACACTCGCCCGCCTTGGGCGTGACGCCGAAGCCGCGCCACAGGTTGAACGTCCCCGGTATCTCCTGCCCGGGGGCGAAGATGATCGACTCGAACTGCCGGCGCTGCGGATGCCCGAGCCACCACGACCCCAGGGGTATCGCGCCGGGCAGTTTGCCCCCGCGCTCGACCGCCACCTGGACGTGGCTGTACCTGTTGCGGAAGTCGGCGAACGATGTCCGGCTCAACCGGTGCCTGCGCAACACCGGGTCGAAGACCTCCGACACGATGCGGCACGTGCCGCCGATGTCGCCCACGACCGCGTGCTTCGCGTTCATCTCACGCAACCGCGGATGCACGGCTTCCTCGCGCGCCGTGCGGATCTGTTTCCACGCGTAGCGTGTCGCGCTCGTTCCTTTTTCGAGAACGCTCGTCGAGATCAAGAACTCGGGGTCGGTGATGACCGAGAATATCGTGGCGTCGTCTACGTCGCACCGGACCAGCTCGCAGCAGACGTAGAACAGTGCCTCGGATCGCGAAGGGAACTTGCCCGGGTCCAGCGGATCCGTGCCCTGCACGATCACGATCTTGCAGTAGTCCGGAACGTCGTCGGGGAGCTCATCGACACCCGCCAGTTTCCGCGCCGCGCTGGGCGAAACGCCGTCTGCGCCACGCGTCGAAAGCAGATCACCGACCGGCGTGACGACTCCGTTCACGCCGCCCAACTCATCCGCCGCCCCCTGCACGAGCGGCGTCGGGACGAACTCGTCCAACGCAACCACGCGACGGTGATCGTAGTCGATCACCGTCGCGCGCATGACACGGCGACCCTTCTTCTGCTTCTTCTGATCCGGGCGATTCAGCGTCCCTGGCAGGCGCATCAGGCGGTCCACGTTGTGGCAGTGGTCCCCGCCCAGGGCCAACTCGACACCCTGGTTCCACCGCGCCGCGTCGACAGCGTCATCCAGCCCCGACAGCACCCTAGGCTCCCTCAACCGCCAGAACGCCTGGTACCCCCCGCCTGAGAAGATGACCACGGTCGGTTTGGGCAGCCCTGGTGGGTTGCCCAGCAACAACAGGATGCGCGTCTGCTCCTCTTCCAGCGGCTCACCGACGCGGGGGTCGAGATCCACGTGCACGCAGACCATCGCGGCAATGTCGGCCCGCTCGGGCTTCTTCGCCATCGGACGCCGGACCGGGTTCGGCGTGAAGTAGAGGTTGTGGTCGACGCCTAGCGTCTGCGCCCACTGCTGAAACTGGTCACCGTCTACCGGCGCGAAGCTGCGGGTAGTGATCCCCTTTCCACCCACCCGAATCGCCGTGATGACCCAGGGTTGCTCGGGACTCCAACGCCGCAAGAAGTCGACGGATGCGGCGTAGTCCGGGCCCTGTTGTTCCATGGTGGAGATGGGTCAGGGGTCACGCGTCGTCGCTTTGTTGTTCTGCCCAGTAGTGCAGCAACCGGTGGATCGGAGCACCGTCGCGTTCCATCTTCTGCACCCACTTGCGCGACACTCCGATGTCAACCGCCACACTGGCGATCTGCCGCCCGCTGCGCTTCCGCAGCAGGAAGCACTGCTCGGATGGCGTCAGCTCCGCCTGAACCGGAACCGTGGGCGCGTCATCGTGCTCGCCACCGCACTCCAGGTGCACCAACGTCCCGAACTTGATCCCCAGCTTCGCGGCTGCTGCCGTCTGGGTCAGGGACTCCCGTCGCCGCCAGAGCAAGAGCCGCTCGGCGTAGCTGAGTGTCCCGATACGAAGGTTCGTAAGTCGTCGTGATCCAGTCGTCTCTGCCATCGCTTCACCGCTTTCGCTTCCAGCTCGGCCCGGCACATCATGCCGAGGTACCGTGCTGCGTCTGTTCCCAAAAAGAGTAACCAGTCCGTGCCCACACGCAACAGGACCCACACGTGCCCGCCCGCTGCGTGTCGTCGCACATGCCACGCGCGTTGCTGCGCCGTCCACGAACGCACCGCGACGGGCGTCGCGGTGCGCTTGGGCCATGCGCGCAGCGACTTCAACTCGATCCACCCGCCGACGAACTCCACGTCCGGCGTCCCCGGACGCGCGGTGTTCTCCACCGGCTGCGCGTCCAGCGTCTTCAGCGCCAGCAGCACCGCGCGACGCATGCTTGCCTCCTTCGCCATCAGACCGCTTCGCCCCACGAGGGGCCCAGCTTGGGCGTGACGCGAGAAGGGATGCGGAGCACGAGACAGGTTCGCATGAGGTCGGCGAGGGGATCGACTTCAGAGCGCGCGTCGACGGACAGGGTCAGCTCGTCGTGGATCTGGAGTTGTAGGGGGATGCCGCGCTCGTGGGCAAGGACGGTGGCCAGCTTCGTCTGATCCGCGGAACTTCCCTGAATCAGGCGGTTGAGCGCCTTGCGCGTCCAGTCGAACCCGTGTTCGGTCAGCGGGAAACGGCACCGCCGCCCGTAGATCGTGCGGATGAAGCCCACCGCGCGGGCCTGTTGCTCGCACAACCGCGAGAGCTGCCGCACGAACGGAACCATCTGATCGAACCGGGTGATGAGCGCTTCCCCTTCTGGCCCAGCGACTTCGATCGGTAGGCCGTGCTTGTTCGTCGACCACACCGTGGGCAACCCGAGCGACCGGCACAACTTCGCTCCGCCCATGCCGTAGCACATGCCGAGGAAGATGGTCTTCGCCGGATCGCGTGGCAGGCTCGTGATGTCGGCCATCGCTTGGTGGAAGTCGACGCTCGACGTGCGGAAGCGTTCGCCCAGCTCCGCGGCGCGCGGTAGCCCAAGACCCTCGGCGTAGTGCACGAGCATGCGAGGCTCCTGTTGGCTGTAGTCGCAACTGGCCCACAGCTCGCCGTCCGGCACGAAGATCGAGCGCCACATCTTGCCGATCTCGGGATCGCGCGTCGGTTGGTTTTGAAGGTTCGGCTTGCTGCACGACATCCGCCCGTAGCGCGCGCCGGCGATGCCGCCGTCCTCGCCCACTTCTTCGTCGGCGTCGTTGTCCTTCGCCCGAGGCAACTGGTTGAACGTTGTGTGGATGCGGTCGCCGACCGCGTGCTTGCGGATGCTCTCCACGAAAGTGCCGCGCACTCGATCGAACTTCCGCGCGCGCACGAGCGCATGGGCCACCGGGTGATCGACAGCCTTCAGCCAGTCCTTGGTCACCGATGGCTTCCCCGTCTTGGTCTGCGGCACGATCACGCCGACGGCCGCAAGCGCCTTGGCCAGCAGCGCCGACTTCGAGATGTCGTGCGCAGTGACCCGCACACCCGTGCTCGACGTGACCAGGGCGACCGACTTGTTGATCTCTTCCTCGGCGAACTGGTCCACCTTGCGCAGGCGTCCCAAGTCCACACGCACCCCGCGCCGGCGCATTGCCACCAACGCTGGCAGGAGTCGGCTCTCCAGGTCGTACACCGCTTGCAGGTCCTGCCGCTCGATCTCGCGTTCCTGTCGACGCAGGAGAAGCAACGGCAGCCGGGCGTCCTGCTCGGCGTAGGCGCCCACGTAGCGCGCGGGCAGCTTCCACAGATCCCCTCGCGGGTTCGCCAGATTCCAGGCGGTCGCCGCGCCGTACAGCGTCTCGGTGTCCTTGCCGGCGAACCCATGCCGCTGCGCGACCGACTCCAACGAGTAGCTGTCGTGCAGCTCGTGGATGAGCGCGTCCGCGATCTGCGCGTCACGGAAGAAGCGCGGGCGGTACTCGATCCCAACCTGGGCCAGGAAGTCGATGTCGTAGCCCAGGTTGAAGTTGCAGAGATCCCCGCGGAACACGGCCGCCTGCTCGCGTAGGTAGGCCAGCGCGGCCTCCTTGTCGACGTTGTCCTCCGGGTGCGCGATGGGCAGGTACACGGCAGGACCGTCCTCGATCGCGAAGGAGATCCCCACGATGTAGGCGCCCCGTCGCACCCCCGGGCCCAGGGTCTTCAGGGACGGGTCGCGGGTCTCCACGTCGACCGCGACCCGCTTCGCGGTCGCCCACGAGGGAAGGTCGGACAGCCGGGGCGGGCGCCATGCGGCCTTGGGGCGAAACAACGGAAGCTGCGTCACGGTGGCGGGATGCGAGGGGCGCCCATGCTCAGAACCCCGTCGGAAGGATGCTGACGGGGCGCAGGATCGGCGCGGGCGTGGGAGGAGCCTGCATCGCGCGAGCCGTCGCCTCGACGCCCACAGCGGCGTCGTTGAGTGCCTGCGCAGCGCGCTGCAACGACGCCGCGGCATGGTGCATCGCGCAACTCACGCACGGCTTGATCTTGGTTCGGCCGTCGGCGAAGGACGTGTGGACGCAGCCGCACGTCTTCTGTTCCTCGCCGGTGACGACGCTGCTCTTCGCCGCGTCTCCGATCGGATCGGGTGATGGTGTGGGGGGCGTTTCCTCGGTCATCAGTGCTCCTTTGGGTTAGAAACCTCGGCCTTTAGGCCGACTTTCAATTTAGGATTGACCCTTACACGAAGGCTGTCTACCCTGTGAGGGTGCTTAGGAGCTTTCGATACCGTTTCTACCCGACCCCTGAGCAGGAGCCGTTGCTGCGTCGAACGCTGGGTTGCTGCCGGCTGGTCTACAACAAGGCCCTGCACGCGCGCTCGGAGGCATGGACCGAGGGCAAGAAGTCCATCGGCTACGCCGAGCAGAGCGCCGCGCTGACCGCTTGGAAGAAGACCAACGATCTGTCGTTCCTGAACGAGGTGTCGAGCGTTCCCATGCAGCAGGCGCTGCGACACCTGCAGGCGGCTTACTCCAACTTCTTCGCTAAGCGCGCAAAGTACCCCAGCTTCAAGAGGCGTCGTCAGGGCGGATCGATCGAGTTCACGCGCAGCGCGTTCCGCATGGCGGGCGGCGAGGTCCATCTCGCGAAGATGTCGGAGCCGTTGGCCATCCGCTGGTCGCGTCCCCTGCCCGCTGGCGCCGAGCCATCCAGCGTCACGGTTAGCCTCGACGCCACGGGGCGATGGCACGTCTCGATTCTCTGCGACGACTTGAGCATCAAGCCGCTGAAGAAGCTCAAGGCCGCCGTTGGCATCGACGTTGGATTGAACAGCTTGGTCACGCTCTCTACTGGAGAGCACGTCCCCAACCCCCGTCACGACAACAGGGAGCTGGCGCGCAAGCGCATCCTCTCCCGGCGTCATGCCCGAACGAAGAAAGGATCCAAGAACAGAGAGAAGGCCCGGATCAAGCTGACTCGCCTCCATGCCCGTGTCACCGACCGACGTCGGGACCATCTCCACAAGTTGAGCACGCGGCTCGTTCGCGAAAACCAAGCGATCGTCGTCGAGGATCTCAACGTCCGTGGAATGGTCCGCAATCGGTCGCTGGCTCGAAGTATCAGCGATGCTGGATGGTCCGAGCTTGTGAGGCAGCTCGAATACAAGTGCGACTGGTACGGGCGTCAGCTCGTGAAGGTCGACCGCTGGTTTCCGAGCAGCAAGACGTGCAGCGCCTGTGGTTTGGTACTCGAACGTCTTGACCTCAGCACGCGCAACTGGCGGTGCGAAGGTTGCGGCGCAGCGCACGACCGAGACCACAACGCTGCGAAGAATATTTTGGCCGCGGGACTCGCGGTGGCCGCCTGTGGACCTGATGTCAGTCAACGTGTTCTCCGGAATGCGGTGCAGTCGGGGTTGAAGCAGGAACGCTCGGCTGCGAAGCCGGGAATCCCCGCCCTTTAGGGCGGGGAGGATGTCAAGTCTGCACGATGGTCAGGCGTTTTGCTGCGCGGGTGATGCCGGTGTATAGCCATTTCGTCTTGTTGGCTTTGAAGCAGTAGTTCTCGTCGAGCAGGATCAGCTCATCCCACTGCGATCCCTGGGCAGCATGCACCGTGATTCCGTAGGAGAACTCGAAGGGCGTGGCCATGCTGCGCAAGGGGGCCGTACCGTCCACGAAACGGTCGAGCTGCGCAAGAACAGGAAGAGCCCGCATCCCCTGCGACACAACGAGCGCGATCACGTTCTTCCAGACTTGACCGACCTCCTCGACCACGAAGAGATCACCGTTCAGCAGCCCTTGCTTGTAGTCGTTGCGCTTGCAAATGATCCGGTCACCGACCACCGGGTAGGGTGACAACGCACCGAAGCCCAAGAGGTCGCGCACGCGCCGGTTGACCTCGTAGCGTGTCGCGTTGCGGCCGCAGACGATCTGCGTCTGCTTGACGTAGTCGTCGTCCATGCGCTCGCCGCGCCGTACGTAACGGAGCGCGTCCCCGTCCACGTAGGGCATGAAGCTCTTGCCCGTGCGCACCGCGGTCGCTGCGCCCAGGATAGGGGACCCGAGCGCCTGCCGATGCACATCAGTCAGCAGGACGTCCGGCGGTTTCTCGCTGAAGAAGCCCACCCCCTGCACCGGGGGGAGCTGCGCAGGATCGCCCAGGGCGAGGACGGGCACGTTGAACGAGCACAAGTCCTCGGCCATGTCGCTGCTGACCATGGACGACTCGTCGACCACCACGAGATCGGCCTCGGGGAGGTCGCTGGCCTCGTTGCGCACGAACTTGACCCCGCGTTCGTTCTGCATGGTGCGGAGCTGCTGTGACGTGACGCGCTCCTTCTCCGACAACCGCGCCTTCTCCGTGGGGTCTTCTGTCTGTGCGAATAGCTCCTGAAGACCCGTCAGCGCGACTTCTAGGAGCTGGATCTCCTCGTCGTTGACCGGTGTGTAGATCAACCGGTGCACGGTCGTCGAGTTCGGGCAGCCCAAGTCGCGCAGGCGCGCGGCAGCTTTTCCGGTGGGCGCGCAGAACTTGACGCGTTTCGCAGTTGCCGCCAGCGCGCGGGACATTACCGACTTCCCACTGCCCGCGTGCCCGCTCAACCGGAAGATCGGCTCACGCCCTTCCGCCAGCCAAGCCGTCGCCTTGTCGATCGCCGCCTGCTGTTGCTCCGTCCAGACCCAGTCTTCCATCCGACCTGCCTCCGAAAAAACGCGGCCCGGATCATCGCCAAGGCGATGATCCGGGCCGCTGCCTCGTTACCAACCAAGGCCATGCACTCTGGTTGGCTTCTCTCTGCTCTCTCGGAGCACTTGAACTCTAGCACAGGTTCCCGTTTCCGAGAACCTTTTGTTTCAGAAGGGCAGCGGCGCAGCGCTGTCGACGCCGCCCTGCCGGTCGTCATCGCTCGTCTGGTAGGCGGCCTGCGTCTTGCCGCCCTGCACCTGCTCGCAGATCGTCTTGCCCAGCACCAGCAACGGGTGCGGCTGCCCGTCGAGCATCGGCGGGATCATGCAGTCGGTCGTGTTCTGCGCTGCGACCAGCTCACCCGATGCGCCCACCGTGGCCGGTTCGATCATGTAGTTCCAGAACTCGCCCAGCGGGTTCGTGTCGGGGAACGTCCCGAACCGGAGCCTGAACGCGTAGATGGGCGGGCGCCCGCGCATCGTCCAGAGCTTCGCCATGATGCCGCGGAAGGGCCCGAACTTCGTGGAGGAGAACGGGACGACCAGCGGCTCCGCCGGGTCGAGACCGCCGAACTCGGCGAGTCGGTAGCCGTACCAGTACGCCGTATCGACCAGTTCGTTGCCGTTGGGCAACACGCGCAGACCCTTCTTGACCTTGCCGCTCTTGCCGGCGGGCGCCGGCTTCCAGCCCTCCGGCACGTTGTCCAGCGGATGCGCGGCGACGAACCCGCCCGGCTGGGCGCCCTGCCGCGGGATCCACTCGACCCACGCCTTCATCGCGTAGCACGGGACGAACACGAACGGCTGCCCGATGATCGTCTTCCGCACCGTGTTGAACAGGTCACCGACCTGGGCGCCCTCGATGTACTTCGGGTGCTGCGGCTTCACCTGCGGGCTGTTCGTTTGCACGATCCCGACCATCGGGATCCCGATGTCGCTCTGGGACGTGTCGCCCCAGCCGCCGCCGGCATGGTCGCCGTAGTCCACGTGGGTCGACACGTGCGCCGCCTGCTGCGGCGCGATCTCCGTCTTCTCTTTCTCGTTCATCGTTCTTCGGTCCTTCGTTTGTCCCAGCAGGCGGCTACGCGGAACGTCCGCGCAACTCACTTTACCGGGGTGATCTTGCAGAAGCGGCGCACGTAGATGCCGAACAGATCCACCGGCAACTGGCCTCCGTCCTGGTACGTCTCGCGCACGAACGCGCCGAGCGTGGCCGGCTCGACCCAGCGCTCACGCCGCATATCGGCAGGGAAACGGCTCAGCAGTTCCTCGTAGAGCTTCCCCGCTTCTTCGTCGCGCCCGCGCGCGAACGCGATCTCGATCATGTCCTTCACGAGGCCGCTGTGCCCATTCGCCTCCAGCCACGCAATCGCCGCTGGCCGACGATCCGCGGGCACACTGTGCGAGACCTTGACATCGACCGCGAACTTTAGTCCATCGTGGATCAGCTCCTGCACGCCGAGCTGGTCCATCACCGCCGGCAGCTCGTCATCTTCGAGGAGTTGAAGTTGCGTCGTGGTGTCCTGCAACGCGGCCTTCTGCGCCGCGTGCAGCTCTTGCAAGTCGGCACGCCGGCGAAGCAGCGAGTTGAGTCCGGTCGGGTCGGGCGGTGCCGTGCGGAACTGTGCGTAGGGGTCGCTCATCGGGTGGCGAAGCCTACCCCACGTTCCAGAAAAGAGAACTACCCGAGACCGAGAAAGCGAGCGATCGCACGAATCTTTGGCCCGGGCGCCGTGTACTCTTTCGGTGAGCCGAGATGCGACCACGTGCCAAACTTGGCCGATGCCTCTGGCCCGGCAGCGCCGTACAGGCAGAACGCGTCGAAGTGAGGACGCATCGCGCGCAGGTACTCCAGCAACCCGGCCTCCGCCTGCGGCGACATGTGCAACGCGACTCCGCCAGCGCCGCCGTAGTGGAAGCCGCCTTCGTAACCGATCAGCTCCTTGCCCAGATCGTTCGCGATCCCGCGCCACACGAACGCCTCGCTCACGGCTTGCACGGTGTCACGCGCGATGCGGTCCGCTGACGGTGTAGCGGAAACCTCCCCCTCTCCGCAGTAGGGTGCGATCGCGATGGCGTCGAAGGACGTGCGCACCGTCTCCCGCACCGACTCGCACACCGGTTGAAGACCGTTCCATGGATCGAGCTGGAACGCCCAGGGGACGCGCGACCACCATTCGACGACACGCTGCACCGGAAGCGCAGATGCGATCCGGAAGCCCACGACGAACTCGCTGACCATCCGCGCCGCGTGCTTGCACCACGCATCGGCCAGACGCACTTCGGCGTCCGCCTCGGTGCTCAGGTGCAGCAGCGTGTCCTGGGCCCACTGGCGGATCCGGTTCCCCGGCCGCCAGCCCTCGTTGCTGAACGCCACACGCACGTTGCGCGTGGGCCCACCCGGCTGCTGCACGAGCGCCTTCCCGAGCAGCCGGCCGCACTCGCGCGCGCCGGCGTCGTTCACGTGCGTTGGGATGTTCACGTAGAGGTCCGGCACCGCCAACGCGGCGATGTCCTCCCATGCCCACCCGTACTGATCGCTCCACCCCTGGGCCTGTTCCTCGGGGCGGATGTTGTAACCGGTCACGGAGAACGGATGCGGTGGCGGTTGCACCCCGCGCAGCGAGTACGGCCCGCAGAGGTCCATCACACGCACCGGCCCGGGGCTGACGGCGAGCATCGTGCGCAGGTGCGGGTTGAGCCCCGTGACATTCGCCACCCACTGGGTGTCGCTCAACGTCAGGTAGGGCATGCTCACGGGCGGATCGTCCGTGATGCGGACACGGATCTGGTCGTCCACGACATCGAACACGTCGATGAAGGGGAACGGCGACTTGGGCCCAGGGCGGACGCCGGAGAGTTGCAGCTTTTCCATGCCGACCCCGTAGAGCGTCTTGCCCTTCAGACCCGATGCCACGGTGTCGTTGACGACGATCGCCCACTCGCCCGGCGGTTTCGGCGACGTCTGCCGGAGCAGGTTCGCGTGCGTGGGGACGTTGTTCCAGTAGGACGAGACCAGCAGGTTCCAGCCGAGTTTCATGTGCGTGGCGGGCCAGGGGGAGAGGACGCGCGCAGTTCGATGCCCAGGGAAGCGACGACGACGCTGGCGAGAAGGACCGTGGCGCGTGTGACCCACGTCACCGTGTCCCAAGCGGCCACGGCCACCAGCGCCAACGACACCACGATGCAGACGACGCACGCGCGGCGGTGGTTCAGTTCGACGGTCATCGGAGCATGGCGAGCAAACGTTTGCGACGTTTGTGTTGCTGCGTCGTTGCTTCCCAGGAGGTTCGGTCGTCGACGACGGCGACCCCGGGAATGTCGCCGGTGATGAGCCCGGCAACGTCCTTCTTTTCCAGCAGCACCTGCTGGATCTTGCCGTCGACCGTGCCCTCGCCGTTGCTGAGGACACCGACGATGTCGACGTAGAGCACGGAGCACGTCTGGCCAATACGGTGCGCGCGATCTTCGCTCTGCGCGCGCTCGCCGAGCTTGAAGTTGTTCGAGTAGTAGACGACCACCGTCGCCTTGTGCAGCGTCAGCGCTTCCGCAGCCGCTGCCGGGTTGGCCAGGAACACCTTGATCTTGCCGGCCTGGAAGTCATCCACTGCGGCAGTCCGGTCGGCCGCTGACGTTGATCCGTCGTACCGCACGAACGTCACCTTGTCCGCGCGCAGCCGGGCCTCGATCTCGTCGATCTCCGCGCGGAAGCGTGCCCACACGATCATCGACTGGGCACCGGCCTCATCGACCAGTTCCATGAGCAGGTCGACGCGTGGGCGTTCGTCGCCCAGCTTCTGCCGGCCCATGTCCTCCGACGACGTGTACCCGCCGGTCACCTGCTGGAGCTGCGTGAGCAGCGCCAGCGCGTGAGTGATCGACAGCAGCCCGCCGTTCACGACCGTGAGTCCGTCGTCGCGCAACTGGCGGTAGACCCGCGTCTGCGTGGGCGACAAATCGAACTCCCGCACGACATAGACCTTGGGCGGCAGGTCGAGCACCTCAGACTTGCGCAGCCGCGAGCCCGCGGCCTCCAGTCGCTTCCGCAGGTCACCGAGGTTGCGGTAGGTCGTGAGCAACGGGAACTCTTGCCGCCGGCCGTTGTTGCTGCGGTAGCCCGTCGCCCACACGCCGAAAAACGCCTTGAAGGATGAGTACGTGGAGATGCCCAGGGGCGCCCACGCGAGAGGGTGCAGGAACTTCAGCGGCATGTAGCAGTCGAACGGGTTGTCGTCGACCGGCGTGCCCGTCAGCACGCGGCGATACTTCGCCAGCTTGCCCAGGCGCATCGCTGCGCGGGTGCGCTCGCTGCTCGGCGTCTTGATCTTGGTGCACTCGTCGAGGACCACCATGCCCTGCCGCTTGTGCAGCAGCGCCACGATGAAATCGCCGCCGGCGCGGACGATCGCGTCGTAGCTGATCTCGACCACGAGCAGCCCGCGGTGTTGCACCGCGGCTTCGCACTCGGCCTGGAAGGTCTTGGTCTTCGCCCGCTTGCTCGCCCACACGAGGCAGCGCGTCTGCGCCGCTACCGGATCGCCCAGGTGCTTCGGGATCTCGCGGAGCGACCAGTTGCCCAGCGCGCCGTTGGGCAACACGACGACGAGCAGGTCGATCTTCTTCGCCAGAAACAGGTGCGCCGCGGTGTGGATGACAGGGGCCGTCTTGCCGCAGTTGCCCGTCGGGAAGATGCGGCCGTTGCGTCGCGCGATCCAGTAGCCGCTGGGCAGTGTGAAGCAGTACACGTGCCCGGGGTTGACGACCTTGACGTTGTGCCGCGTCACGACGTAGCCGTTGGTGCGCGTGCCCCGGACCGACAGATACCAGTAGCCGCGTGAGTGCGCCTTGCTTGTGACGAAGCCCACGGATGCGGCAAGGAACTGGATGAAGTCCACGTCGTCCTCGTAAGCCGAGCAGAACGACCAGCCCTTGCCGACAGCCTTGATGTGGGAGTCCCAGTGCACGACCTCGTCGAGGATCGTTGCACGGTCCTGCTCGTTCACAACGCGCCACCACGGGGCGAATCGCCTCTGCCGGACGGGAGCGTCGAAGCAGAAGATCGTGAAGCCCGTCGCGGGCTCTGGGCGCTCGCGATACTCCGTGCCGGACAGGGCCAGCAGTGTGCGCAGCCGTTCGATCTTGCGCGCCTTCTTCAACCGCACGACGCACCGGTTCGTGCGACTCTTCTTCGGGAAGTGCCCGTCCGCCATCACCGCTACCTGAAGGCGCAGCGCCTGCGGCGAAAGGCCCACGCCGCCGCGGGGCAGTGGCATCGTGAAGCTCGAAGGCAGCCGTATGTTGCTCGTGCTGCGACGCAGCGTCGCCACTAGTTCCTCCGCAAGGAGCACGCGCCCGCGGTCTATTCCGCGCCTTGCCAGAACAGGTACGCGATGTTCGGGACTGACCACCTGATCGGTGCCACGTGCGCCGGAGATGTGGAACGCGCGCGTGCACGACTGCACCTGGAAGCCCTGCGGGTCAACGAACTCCGCGGCACCCGTGGCCCTGTCCCACTGGGCTACTTGCTGACCTTCCCAACGCCGGATCGGCACCCAGCCCGACCGCGACAGGAACTCGGTCTCCCCGTCGACGCAGCCCATCATCCACCAAAGTGCCCGCACCTCCAGCTCCCGGGAGTGCGCGTGCTCCGCGGCTTGGTGCGCGAGCATCGGCAGGCGAGGCGTGTAGGACATCGCGCGGGACGCTACCGGGCGAGTTCTCTTTTTACAACCCCTCCGCCTAGCGGACCTTCTGCTCGATCGTGCGCAAGCGGCCGTTGATCTCCGTGATCTGCTCACGCAGCCACCCCGGCGGCGCGCTGGCATTGAGCCTTGACTCAAGAAGGCTCGCCTCACTCTTGGTGAACCGGACCTGCTCGGCCGTCTGGATCTGGATCTCGTGCTTGACGATCATGGTCGCCCCGGCGATGACGATCGGGATGAGCACCTTCATGCCGAGGTCCCAGAAACGGTGTACGGCCTTCCGGCCCTCCAGCTTGGAGATACAGCTCAGAAGCTCGTCGAGCTTGGTCACTTGTACGTCGTTCAAGCGGCGGACTTCCGGTCGAGGGGACACCATCGGTAGTTACTCCGGCGCCTTAGCGCTTGACGTAAGCTCGGGAAAGCCCGTAGCCGGCGGCCACGAGCGCAGCGCCGATGTGCCCCGCGACCTGGGCCCAGGGGTGCTGGCTGTAGAGCGTCCCGACCTCAAGGAGCAGCACGGTCAGGAGGGTGGTCCAGAACTCGGTGGTCCTGATCCCTGGGCGGATCGGCGGTTCGGTCACGTTGGGCATGGGAGAAGCTCTTCGGGGGTTCAGACCTTGAATAAGACAGCGTAAGCGAGCGTCGAGCCACCCGGAGGTGCGACCGAGCAGAACGTTTCCACCGTCGACCCGCACGTGTGCCTGATCGAGAAGACGATACCGTCGCCCAGCAGGAACGACCAGTTGGTGCCGCCGCCGGTCATCGCTGTCCAGAAGCCCGACCCGGCAGGCGCCCGATACTCCATCCCACCGGCAGGCAGCGCGGTGCTCAGCGTTACCAACACGGTCCCCGTGATCGGGTTGTCGTAGCCGTTGCTTTCCTCGTTCTGATCCAGCGCCCCGAGGTTGACCTGCCCCGTGAGTGCGGTGGTCGACGCTGCGTCCCAATCGAGGTCGACCCGTGACTCGTACACCACGGCATCGACCGTGTGCCGGGCCCGGGCCACGTAGCCAAGGTTGGCCGGGAGCACGCCGTCGGTGGCCCGTAGGATCGCGTTGCGCAACACGACGAACGTGCCGCTTGCCTGGTACGCAAGCGTCAGGAGGAGCGTGTTGGCGCCAGCCGGGTCGTTGTAGACCTTCAACTGATGCTGGACCGTGTTCGCCGTGGGGAAGTCAGCGAACAGGGTAGCCGCGTCGGTGAATCGCCCAATGACCTCGTCGACCGTCCGGTAGTCGCGGCGCACCAACAAGGCGGTGATGCCGAGGGTGTCGCCGGAGCCCGTCCCCTCCAACGAAGCGGTGGTGGGTTCGCTCGACCCGTTCAGCGAGATCCGGCCCGGCGGGTAGGCGCGCCGCAGGCGGTTCGCCATCGTCAGGTTGGTCGGGCTGATCGCCGTGAGCACCAGCTCACCCAGCCGCGAGAACGGCTGCAACTTGACGTCGACGACCGTGCCGGAGTCGAACGACGCGTTTGTGAGCCCACCGCCGCTGTGCAGGATCCAGACCTCCGCGAGCGCCGCATGATCCCCCTGCACGCTATCCGCCACCGCACGGTAGACCGTGTCCAGCGTGATCGTGAACCCCGCCCCGCTCACGGCCGACGTGACGAGCATGTACTCGTCGCCGATGCGGATCAGGTTGCGCAGGTCGGTCCCGATCTCTACCGCCGTGCCCGTCGTCATGGCAGCGAGAATCTCCGTCTTCTCCGCCGCACTCTGCGCCGTGATGCTCATCGACGCGATGGTCAGGGCTCCACGGAGGCGCTGCACATCGAGCGTGCACACGTGCAGGAGCGAGTACACCGCGCCGCTGTCGACGTAGTCGGGCGTGGCCGCCGTGTCGTAGAAGATGACGAACCCGCTTTCGATGCCGCGCCGCTCGGCGCCGCACCAGATCCGGGTGATGTCGTCGCCTTCGCCACCGCGCCGCGTGAGAGCCCGTGGGGCCTCGAAGACCGTCGTCTTGATGAACGCCAGCAGGTTGTCGCTGCGGATCCCACCGCCGGGCGGTGGTGGGATGCCGTACAACCCTGCCGCCGCAAGGAACACATCCTGCACCAAGTCGAGCACGATGCCGTTGCTCTGGATCGTGCCCAGGTTCACGCGCGCGACCCGCATGGGCAAACGGATGAACCCGTAGCGCTCGCTCGTCCACGCCACCACGGCCCCGGGGAGGATCGCGTAGAACGAGCGGTCGACCTCGATGCGTGCCCGAGAGAGCGGATAGCTCTGCACGCGGAGGCCACGCCATGCGATGGCGTTGGCCAGGGCTTCGTCCTTCACGCCGGGGAACGTCGCTGTCGATGGAACGAGACGACCACCCTGGACGCGCACGTTGGCCGTGTCCTGTGCGAGTCCGTAGCTGCCCTCGTAGACCCGTGCACGCGACTTGAACTGGACCTTCACCTGATTCGCCGTGTCGGCCCACGTGCTGCGGCTGTAGTCGAGCACCTTGGTCGCCACGCTGTCGTCGATCAATGGCAGGTTGGCGACGACGTAGTCGGCCCGGGCGAGGGTGATCTGCCACTTCTTGATGAGCCAGTTGAAGACCAACACGCCATCCATCTGCCGTTCCAGCTCGCGGACCACATCCCCCGTTCGCGTGGGCCGATCGAGGATGCCGGACCAGCCGTTCCCCTCCAGGCGGAGCACCTCCGCGACCGCCACAAAGTTGCCCTGGTCGATGCTGCTCGCTGGCTGTTTCCGACCCCACTCTGGGTTCGTGAGGATCTCGTAGATGACGTTCGGGATGCTCGCATCGGGCCCCGTGACGTAGGTCAAGTTGAACGTCGCGCCCGTTCCAACGCCGGTCTCCGCGACGGTGGCGACCGGGTTGCTCGGGATCGCCGTGTAGCTGCCGCCTTCCTGGATGCTCACCGCGACGACGACGCCGCTCGCGCCGATCTCCAAGACGCGCAGCTTCGCCACAGTTCCAACGCCGCCCGACACGCGGAGGATGTCGCCGACCACGTAGCCAGTGCCGGCGGCCGAGAACGGCGCTGACGACGCGCGCGATGCAGCGTTGACCCTGGGCTCAGCCAGGCTGAGCCCGTTCGGGATGCGACGGACCTCGAAGGCCCAGGGTCGGATCTGCGTGCTGTTGCTGAGCCAGCCGCCTTCCCACACGCAGTAAGCCGTGCCGCTGTAGCGCGGCGTCGCGCCGCTGATGTTCTGGAACTGCGCCAGATACGGGTCCGGCGACTGCGTCGTCGTCCCGGTGTAGATCGTCAAGTTGCCGAAGATCCCCTCGTTCGTGGGCGAGTCTCCGGCGCGAGACGTGTTCTTGCTGAACAGGAACGGGAAGTCGAGGAGGAGCGTGCCAGCGCCCTGCGAGCCCACGAAGACCTCGCGGTCATTCACGTCGACGCGCACCAGTGCGTCGAAGCCGCGGCACAGCGCGAACTGCACGCCGACGTGGTACCGGAAGCCGACGACCTGTCTGACCTTGGTGAACATGCCCGTCCTGGTCTTGTTGACCAGCGGGATCTCGCGCAGGTCGCCGTACCACACGACGTTGGGCCCAGCGATGCGGATTGTGCCCCACACGATCGGCACAACACGCTCCTCAGTAGCGGTCGGGAAGCCGAAGTCGCCTAGCCCAGCCGGGCGTGCGTCCTCGATCTCGGGCTTGGGCCGAAGCAGCTCCGAGATCACCGTGAGCACGACGAAGATCAGGAGGGTGACCAGGAATCCCATGGCTAATCGAGACCACCGATGAAAATGTTGCGCACGGGGACGAATCCAAACCCCCCGTGGTTGATGACGTTGTTGTATCGCTGCGCGCAGTGACCGTGGACGAGGTGGTCGCACCCAGAGTTGATCGTGACCACCGAATGGAGCAGAGGGACGGGGAACGGTAGCAACAGTGTCAGCAAGTCACCGGCCTGCGCGATGACCATGCGGAAGTCGGTGAATCCCTGGGGCTTCACGAAACCAGCGACGAAGAACCCCGGGTCAGGGTTGTGCGAGCCTGCTGCAATCACGGTGATCGTGCTGCCGCTCTCCGCGCTCACGATGCCGGTGAACTTGAACGCGGGGTCGTTCTCGTCCACCGTGCAACCGCTGTCGTACAGGACGTGGTTGCATAGCGACTGGTAACCAAAGCGCGGCATCTCGGCGCCGAGGTCGTGCTCGATCGAGAAGACCGTCAGGACAGCACGCTCGCCGTCCTCGTCGAATCGGACCGCATGAATCTGGCCGTTGAACAGGTCGATGATCTCCTGGTCAGGATCGTCGACCTGTGTGCGTTGGACGGAGACGACGGCGGCAAGCCCAGGCGGGATGATGATGTACCGACGCGGGATCTCGTGCGCTGCGGGGAGCATGATCTCCAGCGGGCTCGCACGCTCGTCCGGACCGTAGGTGAGTTCGCCACGACTGATCGGAACCGGCAGGAATGTGTTGCCACCACGGGTGAACGAACCCTCCGTGGACGTGTACCGGAACACATCCGTGCCGATCGTGATCGTGTACAGCTCGACCGGCCGGCTGAGTTCGTCGCTGGTCTCGAATGCCTGGAACGTCACGTCAACACCGCTTGCAGGGGGACAGTGCATCGCGCGCGGCCCACGCCTTCGTGGTCGAACGTCACGTCGTCGGTGTCCAGGCGCACCAACTCGATGAACTCCACGCGGGTGATCTCCGCGACCGTCCGGTTGTCGGGCCAGTTCGCGTCGACGGTGAGCTGCTCCTCCGTGGTCGACACCTCAACCGCCGCCGTGACCACGCGGATCAACTTGGTGCCGTCGGTGAAAGTCACCCGGATCGTGTCCCGTGGCGATCGGCTGCGCACGAACTTCGCGTAGCCGATCAACTCGATGGTCAGCACAGCGGTCGCAGCCGTGATCGGCTGCGTGATGACGAGATCCTCGATGAAGGTCGGGATGTAGAACGAGACCTGCCTGCCGCGCAGCGCGTACATCAAGCGGCGCAGGTTCCAGAGCGCCTGCCTCGTCGTTGGGTGGAACGTCTTCTGATGCCCACGCTTACTGCGGTCCCACGTGCTCGTCTGCGTAAGCGTCCCGGTCTCGTTGTCGATCCGACGCATCGGGCGGAAGTAGCTGTGCGGCGACGTCCCGCGCATCAGGTTCGAGTCGTCGAGGAAGACCTTGCCGTTGTAAGTCGAGAACGCCGAAACGTCGGCGAGCCCGATGACCACGTTGTCGGTGCACTCGAACTCGATGTCGAACCCATCCAGGGTGACCGGGAAGCGGCTCCCCTGGATCACCGGCACCGTCTGGACCGTTCGCACCGGCATGACGAGCGTGCCCGCCGGGTACGCGTTGGCTGTCGGCGTGAGGAAGTCGAGCGAGGTCGCATTGACCGCGGTGATCGCCAGCACGTCGTGTGTGCGCGAGTCCGTGAAGATCGCGGCTAGTTTGCCCACGCGGAAGTCGATGAACGACGTGCTGATGACGGGCACGTTGGTGGCTCCGATGGACACCGCCGCCGTGGTCCGGATCCCCTCATGCCAGAGCGGGAGCCCGAACGACCTCGCCTGCCAGTCGAACAGGATCGAGTGCATCTCGCGCCGGTCACGGTCGCTGAGCAGGTGGCGCACGCGGAACGCCTGCCGCGGGTGGACCCGTGGGGACTTGCGCTGCTCCTTGCCGGCCCGCTTGGAAATGACGTCCGTCAGGAACTCCAGGTGCTCTTCGACGCCATCAAACTCGGTCGACAGGAAGACGACCCGCTGGCCGCTGACATCGACACGCGTGGTACCGAGATCCCACAGGAAGTCAATCGTCGAGTCGAAGCTCGCCACGCCCTCGATGGTCGCCCGCAGCGTCAGGCGCACCACGCTGTCGAGCGTCGGCGGCGACGGCGAGAACGTGATCGTCGGGCCAACCAGCATACTGCTCTGCGGGGGCACGATCTCCGGCAGCACCGGCAGGTTGGGCAACTCGATCCCGATGCCGACGTTGTTCACGACGGCGCTGAGGATGCGCCGCGCGGACCGGTAGGCGTTGTAGGGCTCGATCGTCGTCGTGATCGTCGTCAGGATGTTGCCGAACGCGTAGCTACGCTGGATGACGTGCACGTGCTCAAACCAGATGTCGCCGCCGTTTTGCCGGTCGTCGCGGTGCCCGCCGTGGTCGTTGCGCGGAAGCGCGGGGAGCGTCAGCCCTCCCGGGATGACGCCAGACGCCAGCAGGACGCCACCGCCCTGCGACAGCGCGAGGATGCCCAGCAGGCTTGGGAGGTAGGTGTGCCGGGTATGCGTGTGCGCCGCGCTGACGCGGCCCGGGTAGTCGCTCGCGAGCAGCACGAGCCCTGCGGATAGGAATCCAGCGAAGTCCGCCACGGCGCTACGCGAGCACCTTCTTGTAGGCGATTCCCTGCACGAAGCTCGCGCCGATGACGGCGCCAGTCGTGTCCTTCTGCGACGTGGGATAGAAGACCCACGTGTCGCCGCCGATCACGACCTCGTCCTTGGGCGCGATCTCACGGATGTTCACGCCCCGGACGTCGGGCATGTAGCCCAGCAAGTAGATGTCGATCCCTGTCCCGCTGACGAGATCCCTGTACCACTGCGCGATCGGGTACATGGGCACCTTGCCAGACTGCGATCCGGCGCTGAACGTGCCCAGCCCGCGCGCGTAGGGTCCGCCGCGGAACCCGCCCGGCGTCATCACGCGCGCGCGTGGCGTACCCGCCTGTCGGTCGTCGCCTAGGCCCGTCGTCGACGCGCAACAGAGCCCCCACTTCGAGCCAGTAGGCGCGCCGGGCAGGCCCTCAACGTGCAAGGTGCCAACGTAGCCGAGGTTCGATAGCGCCAGGGAATCGAGCAACGCCGTCGCTTCGGTGGCGATGGAGGAGCCGCTGCTACCAATGACTACCTGTCCGTAGGCGTACTCACCTCCGGTCCAGTTGTTGACTTTCTCGGTGATGCCGAAGCCGAAGTGCCGGAACTTACCAGTCGCGATCTCAACCACGCAGTGGATGTAGGTGTCGAACTCGAAGAAGGCGAAGTACGGGATCGCGCCGCTTGTCTCGAAAAACAGCCTCCGGCCACTGATGATGTTGGCGTTCGTGTATTGGGCAAGTGATACGTCGAAGAATCCATTGCCGCTGTCGTCCGGCTTGCCGCCAGGGTTGGCTGCGTCGTAACTGAGCGATTGGTAGATCCCGAACGCGGTGGGGGCCGTTGCCGCATAGGAGAACGAAACAAATACCGTGCCCCTACTGATAGATGCCGTCTGTGCGCCGACCGGGTCGTCGATCGCCCAACCGTTGTCAAGGGCGAAGGCGACCAGTTGGTCCAAGAAGTTGACGACACCCGTTGCGGTACCGATGGTGTGGGTCATGACGGGTCAGGCTTCCTTGATCGCGAAGAAGGAGTAGAGCTGGTTGCGGTGCCCGCTGCGTGTGACGCGGTAACGATCGTCGCCGACGCTGACCGTGTCCTGGTCGCCAAGGCCGGACCCCGTCACCCAGAAGCACCCGTCCATCTCAGCGAGCACGTCGAAGTCGATGCCACTGCTCTGCACAAGCGTGATCGGAACGAGCGGGTAGAACGCAGCGCCCGTCCCCGGCGTCGGCTTCATCACCAGCGTCGCCGGGCCAGGGTCACCACTGTGGAGGATGATCGAGTGCCACGCGAAGTTGCCGTCGCCGACGATCCCGTCCTTCAGGGCACTCTCCATGCCCGGGTAGAATCCGTACGTGACACGGGGTCCGCGTGAACCTGCAATGCCCGTGCTGTTCGCCGCGAAGATCCACTCGCTGTCGGGCTGCCTGAACAACGCGGGTCCGAAGAGCCCGTCCTTCGCGATCATCTCGCCGAAGCCGGTGACCTCTGCGAGTGTCACGTCCGTGAACAACGCGTCCCGGTTCGTCGCTGCTCCGCACACCAGGATCGGGTAAGGGAACTCGCTCGCCGTGGCAAACGGGTTCATCCACCCCAGGTAGAACGGCACCCACGCCGCGATCGTCGCTGACGGCCGCACCCGGCCAACGATCCGGCGCGACGTAACCGAAAGCTCAAAGGACAACGTCACCGTGGTGTGCAGCAACGTCGCCAGCGGCACGAAGCATCCGCCACCGACAACAGCAGCATCCCACCCCGGGCTCTCACCGGCCTGCAACGTCGGATAGGTCGTACCGGCCGTGAACCCGGTCATCGCGGCCAGGACCCACGCGCGCGTCGCGTCGGCGCCAACCGTGCGTGCAAACGTGCGCACGCCCACGAGGATCGAGTCGCTGCCGCCACCCACACCCTGCAAGACCACTTCCTTGTGCGTCGCGTCTCCCTCGAACGTGTAGGTCGTGTCGCGCAGCGCGGTCCATCCGTTGCTCGCGTAGGCGAGCGTGAACGTGGCGCCCGTGCCCACGCCGGGGGGGATCACCGTTGTCGCGACCGGATCGACGGGCGGCGTGGTGTAGGCGCCAGCTTCCTGAAGCTTCGCCGTCAGGATCACGCCGGCGCTGACCGTGAGCACACGGATCTTGGTCGGGTGCGTCGTCGGCGTGCCGGCGTTGACCGACAGGATGTCCCCCACGGCGTAGCCGGTGCCGGCAGCAACGATCGAATCGAGCGACGTCGCCCCCTGCCGCGTCGCGATGAGCACGAGCTGGCTCAGCAGGTCCTTGTAGTCCGTCGCCGTTCCAGTGTGCCAGCCCATCAGCTTCCTCCTCCGCTCACCATCGCCCTGACCTTGCCAGCGTTCTGCTGGATGACTGCCATGACCGCCTGCTGCCCACGCGCGCCGGTGATCTGGCGGGGAATCTCGTTGGGGTCTTGCACGATGATGTTCTGGACCGTGACCGGGGTGGGCGAACTGCTGCCCCCGCCCTGCGACGCGTTCGGTGTGATCGAACCCGTCCGGCCCGGCGTGAACACCTCCGGGCCGCCTTCGCCCACGAGGTAGCGCTGGCCCGGCTGCACGGTGCCGCCTGTCTGCTTGGCGCCGGCGAGTCCTGCTCCTGCCGCCGACGTGGCCCCGAAGCCCAGGAGCTGGGCGATGAGAAGCTGGGCGATGATCCGGATCAACTCCTGCACCACCGCGTTGCCGAGCTTCTTCCACTCGACCGTGCCTGTGGTAGCGACCTCGACCAGCGCCGACGTCGCTGCGTCGGCGAAGACGCCAAGCGCACTCTCGGCGACCTTGGCGAAGTCCTCTGCCTGTGCCTTCGCCTTGAGGAAGAAGCGCTCGAAGCCCGCGCCTATCGTCTGCTGGGACTCCAGCAACGTGATCTGCGCGGCGCGCCACCCCCTCTCGATCATCTCACCGGTCACGGCGGGGTCACTCTGAAGGATCTTCAACTCCTCCAACTGCTGCGTGTAATCCGCCAGCGGGCCGAACATGTCCCGCGCTGCTTGGCTGGTGCCCAAGAACTGTGCTCGATTGCCAGCCTGCGCGGTGGCGATCTGATTAGCTGACAGCGTGCCCAGCGCAATCTGTTCGGTCAACTGGCGCTGCGCTTCCTCATAAACCGTCGTCGCCGTCGTGATCTGCTGGTAGCCAAAGCGGTTGGCCAGTAGCGCCTTCTCCTGCTCTTGCAGGGATCGCCGCAGGTTCTCGCTCTCAGGCGTGAGCGCCGCTTGTGCTTCGACAACAGCCCTGAGCTGCTGCTCGAAACCCACGGACGCTGTACGTGCTTGCTCGGTTGCCGCGGCAACGGCCTGGAGATCACTCCGCTGCTTCGCGAGAAACGCAGCATCGCCAACGTCCAGGTCCGTGCTCTTGAGACCCTTGTTCCGTGCGTCGATCCTCAACTTCTCGATCTCCGCAGCTTCTTTGCCGTGCGCGATCAACACGCGCAGCACCTCAATCTCGTCCTGTGTGCTTTTGATCGCGCTACGGATCGGATCGGCCTGGAATGCCTTGCGCATGGCTCTCTCCAGCTCGCCAGCTTGCAAGGTTCCCTCGGCCATCAGCATGTTCAACGCTGCTTCTCCTCGCGCGATCTCCTCCTGTGCGCCGCGGAGATCGCCCATCACATCCGCGACTGCTTCTAATGCGGCCTTGATCTTCAACGTTGCCGCAACTTCTCCAAGCCCATCGGCCCCCAGCCCCTTGTTCCTGGCCTCGATCCGAAGCTTCTCGACGGCCGCAGCTTCCTTGCCGCTCTTGATAAGCGTCTCCAGCACACGGAGTTCGTCCTTGATCGCCAGGACATGGCTCTTGATCGGGTCAGCGTTGAATGTGATGCGCAGAGCCGCTGCGTACTCCTCCGCCGTCAACGTGCCCGTGTCCACCAGGGCGGTGAACGCGGCGACGCCTGTGCTCAGTTCCTCCTGCGCGCTGCGCACTTGCCCCAGCAACTGCTGCTGCTGACGCATTGCCAGGTTGTTCCGGATGCGGGCTTCGATCTCTTTGATGAAGGTGTCACTGACTACGGCCCCCTCCTCGGCAAGCTTGTTCAGCTCCTTGTGCAGGCGCGTCTGGACGTCCAGCTCCTTGCCGACAAGCCGAAGCAGTTTGGCTTCATCGTCCAGCTCCTTGTTGAGTTCGACGATTGCCTTGTGCTCGCGCACGACACGCTCCGCCGCCTTGGCTGCGTCGTCTGCCCCCTTGCGCAACGCCTTCAACGCGTCAGTGGTCCTATCAATCTCGCGGCGGTATGTCTTCGCCGTGCGTCCGGACTCGTCGAAATCGGCGGCGGCTTTTACCTTCTCGAAGTTGCTCGTCAACAATGCGAGGCGCTTCTGTGTCTCCAGTAGTTGCCCGTTGAACTTCCCGAAATCGGTCTGGATGTCCGCGATGCCGTCCAACGTCTCTTTCGCTATGCGCGTGTTCTCTGTGATCTTGTGCAGGATGGCGAGGAAGGAAGCCGCAACGACAGCCGCAAGAACGAACGGGTTCGCGAGTGCAGGGCCCAACGCCTTGAACGCGACCCCCGCCGCCTTGGTCATCACCACCAGACGCAGGACCGCGACAACTGCGACCCCGGCAGCTACTGCAAAAACTGCGATGTGATCCCCGACAAAGCGCACCGCCGCGCCAAGGACCCGGACCCCGCCAACAGCGGTATCCGCCGAACCAACAAACTCAAGGATCTTGTTGTTGAGAACCTGGACCGACTGCGCAATCGTCGGAATGGTCTTGGCAAAGCGCTCAGCGATCTGCGGCGCTGCATCGCGGAAAGCCGCCACAATCTCCTGGCTCGTAAGCTTGCCCTGCTCCGCCAACCCGCGAAGTTCGCCACGTGCCACACCCAGGCGGTCGGCGATCGTGTCTGCCACCACAGGCAACTGCTCCAGCACGCTTCGCAGCTCGTCACCACGCAACGTGCCGCTGGCCAAGCCCTGGCTGAACTGGATGAGGCCCGCGCTGGCTTCCTGCGCCGTAGCACCGGACAGGATGATCGCCTGGTTCAGCGACTGCGTGAACTGCACCGTCTCCGCTTGCGACAGCCCAAGATCCCTCGCGTTGATCGCGAGGCGCGAGTACAGCTCTGCCGTTGACTGGAATGACGAACGCGTCTGCGTCGAACTCTCGAACAACTGGCGCGTGACGTCGTTCAACTCGCGCTGGCTGCTGGTCACCACGCGCAGCCGGTTCTGCATCAGTGTGTAGGTGTCCGCGACACGCAACACCTCCGCAGCACTGCGGCGCAAGACCTCGACAGCCAGCACCCGAAGCAACATGCTCCCGAAACTGGCCGCTTGCGCCTGCGCCTGCGCGAGCGACTGTCCGACGCCTCTAATCTCACGCGCCGCGCTCGCTGCCGAGCGCGCCGCGAGGTTGAACTGTTGCCCAAGGACGCCGGCGGCTACGCCGCCGGGAGCAAGGCCGCTCGCGATCCCCGCCTGGATCGAGCTGAGCGGCACACGCAGGCGCATGAACGCGCTGCCGATCCCGTCGACGTGCCTCTGGACCCGCACGGCCTGCGCCTGCACACCAGCCAGCGCACGCTCCGCCTGCCGCGAACCGGCTTGCGCCGGGCCGGGGTCCACCGTGATGACGATGCGGAACTCAGCCACCTAGATCCTCGCGCTTCCTGTGTTGCTTCGGAGCCTTGGGCGCATTCGCGCTGTGCCACTCGCAAAGTGCATCGTCCAAGCTGGACACCACGTACGCAAGCGCTTCCGCCCACTCGCGGTCTAGCCCCCACTCCTTGGCGTACGTCTGCACAGCATCGTACGGGATCGGGCCGTGCGCGACACCGCCGTTGGCCCCGATGTACACGTACCGGCGGCACGTGTGGAGACGCCCGAACGCCTGCAACAGCCAGACGCCGAGCTGGTCGATCTCCGGCTCATCGAGATACCAATCCGGAAGCACCTGCCCGCGCGCTGCCCGCGTGCTGACGCTCCACCCGTCTCGGGCACAGCGCAGCTCCCACAGGAAGCGCGCCTTCAGTTTTTTGCCAGGGACTCCGCGTCGACACGTGTCGCGAAGTTGGACGACGTTGCGCAGAAGTCGTGGATGCGGCGAAAGATCCAGTTCGGCAACCGCTTCAGGAACGCCGCGCACTCCTCGCGATTGAACTGGACAGGCGTGCCGTCCAACGCAACCACGTTGCGCCAGCCGCGGATCACGCACACCGGGAAAACCTCACGCGCGTGTTCCAGCGATGCGTCGAGCGTGGCCTGCGTGATGTTGCCCGCCGAGATCGCGGCTGCGTTCTGCTTCAAGATGCGCAGGTGCGTCTTGAAGTAGATCGGGTTCTCAGCGGTCGCCGGCGAGACCACGAGGATAGGGGAACCTTCCTCGACGTTGATCTCATGCAGCACGATCTCGGCGGTCGAGGAAGCGGAGACGTCAAGAGCGGAAAGGTAGGAGAAGTCTGCGGTCATGGCGCGCACGCTACCTATCCGAGAACCACGCCGTAGCGCTATTCACGCGGGTAGTGTTCACTTGCACGCAACGTGGCATGGAAAGCGCAACCCTCCGAGACTGAGCTGATCCTGCTGGCCCTTGCCCAACGGGCGCGCACGGGCGCGGAGATCGGTGTCATCTTCCCAAGCGTCACCGGGCACAGCGTCACCAACGGATCGCTCTACGCGATCCTGCGCCGGCTCCGCGCCCTGGGGTGGATCCGAGTCGTGGACGAAGACCGAGCGGATCATCGCAGCTACCGCGTGCGCATCACACCCAACGGACGGCGCGCTCTACGACGCGCAGCCGCACGGCACGCGCGTCTCGTTGAGATCGCGCGCACCGTCTACTGATCTCACGGCGTGATCGGGATGTAGCTGATCCCCAGCGACGTGCCCAGGGTGGCGTCCTGGAACGCGTCGCCCGTCACGTTGATGAGGAGGGACGCATCCGCCGGGTACTCCTTGTCACCACCGCCAAACGTCAGGCTCGGGATGTCGATGCAGATCGCGCCCTCGCCGTTGTTCAGAATGGCGTCGAACGTCAGCGTCGAGTTGTTCCGGATCGCGTTGGGCACCCGGCTGTCCGTGAAGATGAGCTGCGCCTCCAACGTCACCTCGAAGATGCCGACGTTCACGAACGCCGCACCGAGCTGCCCGAGCTTCTTCTCCGGACTGGCGTTGTTGTTCAGCGTCAGCGTCAAGCTCTTGAAGCTGGTGTCCAGCGCAGATCCCGCCAATCGCGTCGTGAGACGCGCAACGTCCATGCTCGTGTTGAACGCGGTGGTCAGCAAGGGCGCCGTCGCCGTCGACGCACCGCTCTTTCGGGACGTGGTGAAGACCTCCGTGTCCGTGCCGATGAACACCACCGACACCGTGGCCTTGTCGGTGAGCGGCAGGTTCAGCGCCAACTCGTTGCAGAAGTTGCCCTTGGCGTACTCGAACTCGGCACCTGGCCCAGGGACCTGGAGGTTCGGGTAGGAGCCCTCGAACTGGAACGTGCGCTCCAGATACCTGTTGTCGGCCGAGGCCGCGTCCACCGACACGTTGCGGAAGAAGCGCCCGAAGAGGATGTCCATGTTGTCGCCCAGACCGTTGTCGGTGATGAGCGTCGACGTGATCTTGTCGAGCGTCAGGGTCAGCGTCGTGATCGCGGTGACGCGTCCGAACCCGATCGACGCACCTGCGCCGAACTGGTTCGCTACGACCAACCCACCTACGTGCACGAACTGGCCCAGCTTCAGGCCGAGCGACGTGAAGTCCACGTTGGCCGCACTGGTGATGACCGCCACTCCCGATGTCACTGAGATCGAAAGGTCGTCGGCCCCGGCACGGATACCGCACACCTCGACCTGCGCGTTCGCCGGCGCCGTCTCCACGACGAGCGACTGACCCGCGCAGACCATCTTGGTGTCGTTCAGGATCACATCCGCCGTGAGCACTTTGATGCCGTTATTGCCCGCGTTCACGTAGCCACGCGCGAAGAGCAACGTGGCCTCGGTCAGAGTGACCCACTGGAGCTTGTCAGCCTGCGGCTGCGTGGCTGCCGGGATCACGTAGCCGTCCGGCGTAGCGCTGATGTTCGCTGCCTTGAAGACCAAGTCCGCGTTGGCCGCCTCGGCGAACACGAAACCTTCGAGGAAGTCGTGCAGACCGTCGATGGTCAGGTCGAACTCGAACTCAGCGCCGCTGTCGAGATCGGTCGGCGTGCCCTTGCGCTTCTGCCGATCCTGCGAGATCGGTCGGCGCGGCACCGTGGTGATGTCCGCACCGAACGAACCGACGGAGTTGGGCTCCGTCTTCTTCCACACCGTCGGGGGAGCAGCGAGGCTGGGCTCGATGCCATAGAGCAACTCGAAGTTGTTGGTGAGTACGCGACCCATGGCTTGTTACTTGACCTCCTCGTAGGAGAACGGGACCTCAACGAGTGCCGCGTTCCAGATTCCATCTTGCCCAAGCTCGCGCGCCAACGCTGCTGCGAGCCACACGCGATAGCCGACGCCGCTCAACACGACGCCCTCTAGTGCTGATACCGCGGTCTGCATCAACGTGGCCAGCGGCGCCGAACCGGCATCCACTGGCACGAAGAGCTGCACCATCACCGCACCGAACCGCATGAACTTCCGCCCACCCGGCGCGCCCAACGAGTCCTGTCGACTCGTGCGGTGCCGGACGGACACACGCGCCCAGGACACGTTCTGTGCCGAGGGCCGGAAGTTCTCGTTGTCGAATCCGATCTCCGTTGCTGACGCCCACGTGGTCGTGAAATGGTCGTAGATCGCCTCGACCGATGCCGGGATGGTCGTCGACGTCACGGACGCACCTCCGCGATGGCGCGGTCGATGGCAGCCTGCACAAAACCAGCAGGTGCCTGTGCCGACGACCCGTCGTTGAGCCGGGTGATGTAGTGAACGTGGTTCGCGAGGAACACAGTGCCCTGCTCCAGGTGATACCCCGCCAACGCCGCGATCCCCGCGGCCTGGGGCCCGAACGTCACGGTCATCTTGCTACCCACCGGGCCATCCGCAACCTTGCCCACGGAAGGCAGCCAGTTCGATCGAGCCCACCCGGTGTCGATCGGCGTGCCACCGGCACCCGGCACGTTGGTCAGGATCGTCACAAGCTCCAGAGACAGTTGCTGAACCAACTGCTCGGTGAACTGATGCAAGTCGTCCATGACATCCCGAGCCCGAATCCGAACCGTACGAAAAGCCCGCTTCGCCATGGGCGTCAGGTCCGCTGCTTGAGCAGCTTCGCTGCGGCCGTTCGTCGGAGGTTGCTCGTTGCCGCTGCCCGCGAACGCAGCAGCAGTGTCTCCGCTTCTCCGTCGCCGATCAGGTAGCGCGCCCGGACCATGCTCAAGAGCCGATCACCCGGCACGCCCGCCGCGTCGAACGCATCCCCAGGCGTGTAGTCCTTTCCCTTGTTGGTGAAGGGCTTCCGCACCGGGTAGCTGCGGCTCAGACCGCCCTGCCCGCCTTGCAGCAGTGCGGTCTCTGCCTCGCCATCCCCACGCAAGTAGTGCGCGTGCATGAGCGTCTGGAGACGCGCTCCCGGAACACCGGACGCGTCGAACGTGTCCCCCGGCACGAAGTCACGTCCACCAAAGGTGAACGCCTTGTGCACCGGGTAGCTCCGGGAGCTGCTCATCACGCCACCGCCCCGCTGTAGAAGACGCCGAGGTCGGCCGCGACCAGCCGCATGTCGAACGCCATCTCCAGCTCGACACGCTCCGACTTCAGGTGCTCCATGCGGAACCGACTGACTCGGGTGCCCAACTCGGTCGCGCCGGTGTAGCCGGTCCACGCGAACGTGTACCCGCCGGTCGGCTTCCGCAGCCCAGGGGACAGCTCGCTGTAGACCAGCAGCGCGTCCTTGTTGCCGATGAACGAGAACGCGTTCGTCGCGCCCTCGGCAGCGGTGTTCTTCACACCCTCCATCACGAAGATGCGCGGGATCTCGCTGAGCGCCGTGAGCGTGCTCCGCGCCACCATGGCCGGCCCCGACGTCTGGCCGGCGTTCACGCGCGCGAGCAGGTCCGGGTGGTTCTTGAGGAACTGCCACACGCGCGCACCCAGCACCAGCGTGTTGGGACGCATGCCCGTCCGCTCCTTGATGCGGATGATGTCCGCTGCGAGATCCGCCAACGGATCCGAGCCGAAGTCGTTCCACTGAAGGAACTCCGTGCTCGTCGGAGTTGACGCGACACCCGTGCGGTCCGTCGTCCACTTGCCCGTGGCGAAGAACTTGGTGGCCCACTCGACCTCGCGAGAGACCAGCGCCGTCTGCATGAGCACCGACATGGCGTCCTCGAAGGGACGAATGCCGGGGTCCGCGTTGCCGACGAGCTGGTCACTCACGTCCTCGTGGAGTGCCCACACGTCGGCCACGTAGCTGCCCGTGGAGAGCGAGTGCCCGATGCCGGCCGACTCGGTCGCCGGCGCGCGCTTCTTCATGGCGTCGCGCCAGAAGTGCCCGCGATCGTACGTGTAGAACGTGTCGCTCTTGTTCGGGACCGGAAGGGTCGTGAACACTTGCGACGCCACGAAGTCCGTGGCGTCCTGCATGAACGCGACCGAGAGGTTCGACAGCGGCCGGTTGACGTGAACGTCGCCCGGGGTCGGCTGTGCCTTGCTGATGATCTGAAGAGACATGGTTGTTGGGCCTCCCTGGATCAGGCCAGGATGTGGTGGTTGGTGAGAAGGACCTCGACCAGATCGCCAGAGACGGCGCTGATCGTGGCCCGACCCAAAACGTGATCGGCGGATGCAGCCGTCAGCGCCTTGCCGGCGGCATCGGACTGGACCTTGTCACCCGCGGTGATGGTCCCGCCGGCGACGACCTTGGCGATGCCGCCGATCTGCACCGAGGCAGCCTCGCCAGCCACCGTCGGCTTGTTGGTCAGCACCCCGTCCGCATCACCACCGGCGCTCGCCACGACGGCAACACGCCCGGATGTGTTGAGGAGGACGAAGAGGAACTGCGACGCCGAGAGATCGGCATTCGCCGGGAGAGACACTTCGATGGAAGCCTGTTGGGTTGCCATGGCTCAGCTCGCCTTCTGGAAGAGGACAGCGCCCTCGGGAGTGCGCAGAACGTTCTGATACGCCTTCGCGTAGGTCATGCCCTGGTTCCGCGCCATCTCGTCACGAGCGCGCTTCTCCAAGGCTGCCTCCGCATCCTCGCGAGTCTCGACCGCGCCCTCGCCGCCGGCGGAACTGCCCTTCCGTACGAACGCACCAGCGTTCGCGGTGTTCGCGGCCTTGAGCAGGGACGCGATGCCCGTGCGGGTCGTCTCGTCCGCGATCTGCTCGATCGCGCCCAGCAGCGCCGACTTCACGACGGCATCGCCAGGGAGATTCGACAGCTCGGTCTCGGCGCGCTTCGTCAGCTCCAGCGTGCGCGCACGCGCGCGCTCGGCCTTCGCGACGGTCTCGCTTGCGTCGACACGCTTCGCCATCTGCACAAGCAGCGGATCCGCGCTCTTGCGGTACGTGCGACCGTCGGCGTCCGTGTAGACGATCGGATCCTGCTCCGCCGCCTTCGCCAGCGACACCGCGACCGCGACGTCCTGGTCCTTGACCGACTTCGCCAGGAAGCTGTCCTGCTCGTCCTGCGACAAGCCCTTGAGGAACGTCTTGCCCGCGTCGTTCAACGCCGACATCGCCTCCGCGCGCGCGAGTCGCTTCTGCAACGCGTCCATCGCTGCCTCGTCCGTGCCCCCGCTTGCGCTGGGGGCGGCTGGGGTGTTCTTCACCGTCATTCCGTCACCTTCGCCGGGGTCTCCGGCGTCCTTGCCAACACCCTGCGTTCCTCGGGCCGCAGGTTCGCCCGTTGTGTCGGTAGCACGTGCGTTCTTCGCGCGTGCTACCAGTTCTTCCATCCGCGCACTGCCGTAACGAGAAATCGCCGCGAGCATGGCCACGGGTTCCACGGTGTGCGTGTGTCCGCCGCTCTCCCCCAGCACGACCCCACCGTCCAGGTTCACCATCCAGGGATGGTTATGAGCCTGCTCCTCGCCCTCGCTCTGAGCCGCTGACGTTGTTCCAGCGAACGGATCCCCATCGTACGACCACGCCTCGATCAGGTGCGCGTGCCCTTCCTCGCTGCTGGTCATCACGGCGAACTTGGCTTTCTCGATGACGAAAGCCCGTTTGCGCAAGACGACGTCCGCGCCCTCCTGCGCAGGCTCATCGACGAGGCTGATCTTGCCCAACGCGAACGTGCGCATGATCCGACGCTTTCCGGGCCCGTGTTTGCCCATGCTCAGTCGTCCTCCTCCACCACATCGTCCTCTCCCCGAACGCCTCCGATCGAGAAGGCGCGCAGCTCACCTGAGACCACACGCTTGAACACTTCCGGCGACGGCCGCGCCGCGACCATCAAGCCTGTCCAGTTGGTCGTGATGCCGAACTGCTTCGCCACCGCGGCGGTGAGCGGCATCGCGAACACGATCGTCCCCTGGGCCACGTTGTCGTGCTGCACGTCGACCTCTGCACTCGACTCCATGAAGTCGAGCGCCGCCTTCATCATCGTGTCCTCGGGGCAGTGGTCGCCCTGGGTGTCGAAGTAGGGCCTGCCCTTCTTGGTGCAGATGATCGCGCGGCCGAACACGAGGCCGAGCGACGCGTCGGCCTTGAGGACCTCGACCTGGAAGCTCTTGCGTAGTTCCGTCGTCACCACCGTCACCAATCTTCAGCGCCGCGAAACGCGCGTCGCCACCGTACACCTGCACGACACCGTCTCGGAGAACGGTGCCAACGGGTCGTGAGGATACCGGAGACTTGCCCCACCGCCAGAGGTAAACGGCACGCCGAACAGCCGTTCCTGGCCGTGCATGGGCCGATGGGTGTCCCGCACGCGGAGATCCCGCCGCGTGCGCCAGACCTGCACGATGTCCTCCGGCACGAGCAACCCGGCATCGACCGCTTGCGCGTACGCCTCTATCTCCCCGCTGCGCACGCTGCGGGACGCCTCTGCCCAGGACAGGGCGTCGCTCGCCGCCACCCGGCGCTGCACCGCCGAGCTGGTCAACTGCGCCTTGGTCGGGAAGCGCGTCTTCGCCCCGGCTGCCTGCTGCAACAAGTTGGCCCGGTAGGCCAGGAACTCCCGCGCTTGGCGCTGGGTGAACCCCAACAGCATCCACACCAGAAGTGCGGTCTCCCGCGGGGACTCGTCCCGGACAACGCTGCTCGTCAACACCTCCCGCAGCATCCCCCGCTGCTCCGTGCCGAAGGACGCGACAACCGCCTGCCGCCGCGCAGCCAACGTTTGCACCACCCGCGGGCCCGTCACGTCGAACCCCGCGAAGTCCCGCCCCACCGTGGCAGCAGCCAAGAGATAGAGCGCCAGCACCTCTTCCGCGAAGCGGGATCCCACACGGTCGAGTGCCGCCTCGATCTCGCGCAAGCGCCCAGCGCGCAGCAGCGGGTCCAGCACACCGGGAGACAGGTCCAGCCGGGCATCCGCGATCAGGCGAAGCAGCACACGGCGCAGGCGCGTCGCGTGCAGATCCATGCCTACTTCCCGTGTCGTCGTCACCCTGGATCCACGGCCCGCGCCGCCTGTTTCAGCTTCGCCAGCCGCACGTACAGGATCGCCGCCCACCCGCACACGTCAGCCAGTTCCTGCTGGATCTCGTCGATCGTGCACACTGCCGGGGACCCAAAGCTGCGGTCTCCGTACTCCTTGGCCCCCGCCTCCCAACGAGCGCGCACCTTCACGAAAAACTGCTCCCGGAGCACGATCTCGTCCATCTCACACCCCTCGTACCTGGCAAGTGTAGGTGGCCAACGCAAGGTCCGACTTCACCCGAACGACCGTGTAGATCGTGTCCAGGATGGTGATGCGATCCCCTGGCCGCGGGAACGCCAGCCCCGTGATCGAGTTCGCAACCAGCAAGATCCGACGGTCCCCGCGCTGCACCAGCGTGCCGTCCATCTCGAAGTCGGTGTAGTCGTCCACAAGCCCTCGGGCTGCGTGCGACGTCGTCGTCGGCGTGGTGCCGCTACTGCTCGCCGCAGTTCGCGTGCCCGGCGTCACGCGCGTGAGCGTCGCCGGCAACATGCCCGGAGCCACTGCCTTCGCGATCTCTTTCGCGATGTCGATGCCAAAGAGCTTCACGCGTACCCCCTGCTCAAGGTCCAATCGGTGTCGGCGAAGCCGCTCAGCTCAGCGGACCCAAGGGCAGCGCCCACGCCACCCGTGCCGGTCGACGACGCCAGGAACTCAACGATCAAGTCCCACACGATCGACGGCAACTTGCCGGCGAAGATGGTGGTGAAGAACTCGACCTCGACGCTGCCCGCCTTGACGCGCTTCAGCCGCACGTTGGCGTCGGTCGCCTTCTCCAGGGCTTCCGGGTCGCTCAGCAGCTCGAAGGCCAACTCGACCTGCGCATCCTTGATCTGCTGGTGCACGGTGCTGCTGTCCACTGCACTGCCGTAGCGGTCGGTGACGCCCGTGCGCGGCCAAGACAGCGTCTGCACCGCGGTCTTCGCCCCCGCCCACGTGAGCCGCTCTAGGAGCCGAGTCGCCGTGACCAGTGCTGGCTCCTTCTCGGTTGTGGCATCGGCGAGGGTCCACGTGCCACTGCTCGCCGCGCGCATCGACTGCGCGAGGTAGGTGTTCGATTCCGTGATCGTGACGTAGCTGTTCGTGCCAACGGTGATGGTCATGCGTTCACCACATTCAGGAGAACTGAAACTGGCCCAACGGCGACGACTTCGCACTCGCCGCCCACGTCGGTGACCTCCAGCTCCTGCCAGAAGTCGCCGAGCAGACTCGCCGTGTCCGCGCGCAACAGCGTGACTTCGAGGATGCCGTTGATCGCGTCGATCTTGACGATGCCGCCGCCCGTCGTGCTCTTCTCCAGGATCGGCGTGCTCAGGTAGCGGCCGTTCTTGAACCGGCTCAACGCCCACTTGATCGTGAGCGTCGTGAGGTCGAGCGGCGGGTCACCGGGCGCATCCTTGTCGACCACGGTGAAGCGTAGCAAGCGCTTGTTGCCTGCGTAGAACGTGAGCTTGCTCGCGGTCACCGTCATGTCGCTACCTCAGTCGATGTCACCGTCCGCATCGTAGCGGAGGTCCTGGCTGGCAGAAGATGCGTGTTCGGAGTCCCGCGTGGCGTTGCCTAGCCAGAGTGCCTCACGCGCGGCCACCGCCGCGATGATCTGCTGCCACGTCGCGTTGGCCGCGATCTCCCTGTCCCATGTCGCGTTGAACTCCGAGATCGCGTCCGCGATCGGGGAGCCGATGACCACCGCCGGCAGCACGAACGTCGCGCTCGCCGGCATGAGCCCAAGGGAGACCGCGCCCACCGTGAACGCCGGCGACGCAGGCACGAACGTCGCGGTCGCGGGGACCAGGGAGACCGTGACAGTCCCAAGGACCACCGCAGGCGCCGGCGACACGAACGTCGCCACCGCCGGGGTCAGCGATATCGCGACAGCGCCCACCGTGAACGCCGGCGACGCAGGCACGAACGTCGCCGTGGCCGGGGTCAGCGTCAGGGAGACCGCACCAACCGTCAGCGCGGGCTGCGGCGCCACGAACTGCGCCGCCGTCGCGTCCGGGGCTACCGTCGCGGTGCCGGCGACGCTCGGGGCTGGCACCGTGAACGTCGCGATGGCCGGATCCAGCGAGACCGCGCCGGCGGTGATCGTCAACGCCAGCGTCGGCGCCGCGAATGTCGCCACGGCAGGGGTCAGCGCGAGCGTGACCGCGCCGGTGGTGATGGCAGGCGCAGGGACGATGAACGCCGCCGTGGCCGGGTCCGGCACCAGTAACGATCCGGTGAGCAGCACCGGATCGGGGGCCACGAACGTCGCAACCGCCGGGGTGAGCACAAGCGTCACCGCGCCCGCCGTCAGGGTCGGCGCCGGAGCCACGAACGTCGCGGCCCCGGGGTTGGGCCCAAGCACAACCGCGCCCGCCGTCAGGGTCGGCTCGGGCGCCGCGCACGCGGCTACCGCCGGGGTCAGCGCCAAGGAAACAGCGCCCGCCGTGAGTGTGGGCGCAAGGGCGACGAACCCCGCAGCCGCGGGGTCCGGCGCGACCGAGACGGCGCCTGCCGTCAGAACGGGCACCGGCGCAGCGAACGATGCCACTGCCGGGTCGGGCGCGAGCGCGGCGGTACCGCTCGCGACTGGCGCAGGTGCGACGAACGTCGCGGTCGCTGGCGTGAGAGCCAGCGCCACCGCGCCAACGGCAAGCGTGGGCGCCGTGGCCACGAACGCAGCGACCGCCGGATCCAGCGCGACCGTCGCCACACCAACAGTCACCGGCGCAGGTGCGACGAACGTCGCCACGGCTGGCGTGATGGCCAACGTCACCGCGCCGGCCGTCAACGCCGGCGCTGCGCCGACGAATCGTGCCGTGGCGGGTGTCAGTGCCAGCGTGCCTGTTCCTGCGACCACTGGCGCAGGTGCCACGAACGTCGCCACCGCCGGCGTCAGGAAGACCGTCGCCTCCAACACAGGTTCCGGTGCGGTCGGCGTGATCCCACCGCCCGCTGGCGTCAGGTTGATCGTCACTGCTCCCACGGTCAGCGCGATCGACGGTGCAGCGAACAGCGCCGTCGTCGGCGGCGGTCGCATCGTATCAGTGACAAGAACCCGCCGGGGGTCCGCATCCGGTGCCCAGAAGATCGGAGGCTGGGTCGCAGCATCGCCCGGGAACCCCGTAATGACCGCGAACGCATCACCAACGTCGAGCGGATAAAGGAATGGGTGGGTAGTGCCGCTCGTTACAGCGTCGAGCGGGTAGGCACCAAGCAGACCGTCATCCGACGCAGCGCGAAACGTCTGCGATTCACGGAACAGCTCCTCGCTGCTGAGCACGCGGTTCCAGATCTTGAACGCGGTCATGTAGGCACGCGCACCGACCCCGGTTGAGTTGCCCCCTATCCGCATCTTGGTCCACGCGTTTTCTCCTGCGGTTCCTCCTGCGGATACGTCGCCAGAGTCGGTCGTCGTCCCCCACGCATCCTCCGACGAGAACAGCCGCAGGTAGCTCCTTACGCGAACCGTCTCCTCAACGAATCCCGCTGTCTTCGTGATGGCGATCGCCATCCACGTGTTCATCGTGATCGTGCCGATCTCTCCACTGGCCGATCCGACTTCACCAAAGACAGTCCAATGATACTTCCCTGCCGTCACGTCGTGATAGACGTGGAAGTAGCTATTCGGTGAGTCGTCGTCGAAGCTGAAGACGTACGAGAACGTCCCGTGCGCGAGAAGCGCCTCTGCGCGAACCCAAATGATGGCAGAGAGGTCTTCGAACTCCGCGAGCGGGTTGGCCTGGACTATAACGTCAGCCGTTCCACTTAAACCGACCCAGAGCATGGCGCATCAGTCGATCAGACGTTCGACCACTCCAGGGTCAACTGCTCCAGATACGCGTTGCCTGTCATCGTGTCGGCAGCGTTCGCCGCATCCCGGTAGAACGAGACGTAGAGCTGATCGCCGTTCGCCGCCGTGTCGAGGTTCGTGATCGCGATGGTCGTCTCCATCATCCGCTGCGCGGTGGTGCCCAGGTGCGTGTCGTTTACCGTCTGCGCGGTCGCGAACGCCTTGCTCGCGAGCGAGCCACTGTCGGTCTCGGGCGTGACCGCCGCCACCTGGATACCCCACCGCACCACACCGCTCGTCGCCGTCGCCGCTGACCAACGGATCCGCGCCGTGATCGTTCCGCCAGCGTAGTCGATGACCGGCGTCGACCAGAACACCGTCCATTTCGTCGCCGCATCGAACGCAACGACGAGCCGTGCGAAGTTCGTCCCGTTGACCCGCTGCATCCTGCCGGCGCTGATGTCCGGGTCGTTTTGTGCGGATCCGATCGGAAGAGGCGTGTAGACGGTCGCCATTCTTACTCGACTCCTGCGCCAGCGCCAGCGCCAGCGACTCCTGCGCCACGCCCACGACGCTGGATGACGAAGGTCAGAATCGCGAACTTCTGCTCAGGGGTCGCCGCTCCGCGGAATGGCTGCGGGAGTGCTGCGTTGAACGACGCCACGTTGGCCTCGACCCAGTTGTCAGTGGCGTCGATGCCGGCACGCAACTCGGGCTTCGTAAGCGACGCTGGGCAGTGCCCAGCGGCCATGAACTTGGCCCACTCGTCTGCCCGCTCCAGATCTGTGAGTGTGGCCATAGGATCAGACCGTCTTGAGCTGGAGCAGCCCCTCCGCGTTGATGTTGATCGTCAGGTCACCGCCGTTGGTCGTGAACGGGAGCCCAGGGCTACCGGTCGTCGTGTCGATGTAGGCGAGCAGGATCGACGCCGCGTCGTTCGTGACCTCCTTGATGACGACGAGCGCGGCAATCGTCGCGTTCGTCGCGCCACCGATCGCGGACCACAGGACGTCCGCGGCGTCGAACTCCGCACGGTCGTTCGCAAGATCAGCCACGACCGTCTTGCTCGCGAGCGTCTTGCGACCCGCGCCGGCGAAACCGCCCGTGTAGTTCGTCGCCACGATCTCGGCTGCCGCTGCCGATGACACGAACTCGTGGTCACGGTCGACGGCGTAGGCGCTCGTAACGAGCATCACCTTGATCGTGTCCGCGAGAAGGTCGACCGCGCCCGAGGACGCCGACCACATGCGCGCTGCCCCCGTGTTGTAGATGAAGTTCGCCATCGTTTTGCCCTACTCGTTGTCGTCTGGTTCTGGTTTCGGCTTCGGGTCACCCGTCGCTGCATCCGCGCCCTGCGCGACTGCCTCGACCTTTACTTGCGCAGCCGCTTGCTCCGCTTCCATGCGGACCTCAGCAGCTTCCGCCAACGCCTTCAGGTTTGCAGGGCTCAGCCCGAGCATCCCGCGCACCGCGTTCTGCACCTCGTCGTCGGGCGCCATCGGCGCACCCGCCGTCGCCATGTCCTTCAGCGCCGTCGTGATCTCGGTGATGTCGCGGAACCGACTCAGGTCCGTCGTCACGATCGGCATCAGCTCGAACGGCCAGCCGTTCAGCTCGAACAGGCGGCAGATCAAGTCCGACTCGATCGACGCACGCACCGCCGACAACGCGCTGTCCACGAGGAGACCAAAGCTCTTCGTCTTCCCCTCCGCCATCGCGTTGCTGCCCCGGCTGTCCGACCCGAGCAACAAGTGCTCGACGCCCAGGATGCGCGCGATCGAGCGCGTCTTTCGCTCCACCGCTGCTGCCAGGAACTCCTGCGCCGTCGGCGTCGACTTCATCACCTCGACGTCCCACTGCCGTACCTGCCCAGGTGCGCGGCGGCCGTCGCCCGTCGACTCGTACGGCGTGGAGTCGAGCAAGATCGCAAGGTCCTCGGACTTCACGTGCCCCGCCAGGAAGTCCATGACCACCTGCACCTTCGCGTCCCGTTCCTCCTTGGAGATGCGCCCCTGCGTCACGGCCTCCTCCAACAGCGCCAACGGGACACGCCCGATCGGGATCCCCGAGATGTCCGACTGGTAGCCGATGCGCTCCAGCTTCTCGTACGCAGTGAGCAGCTTCGCGTGCGGCGCGCACGCGCGGAACAACCCGTGTCCCTCCGGGCTGTCGTCAAGCGCGTCGTCGACGAGGTACAGCACCTTCGCGCGCGGGAGGTAAATCTCGCTGCTGTCGTGCGGCGACCGCTGCACCATCCCGTGCACGGTGCCCGTGAAGTCGACGTCCCACCGCTCGATCGTCGCCTGCGGGCGGGGCTCAACGTCGAAGAGCCCAACGACGCCGTCGTCGTTCATCTTGGCCGTCCACTCCGACACCGCGAAACCGTAGAGCTTGAACGTCGCCGCGCGCCGCACGACACGGAACAGCGGCGTCTCCATGTCGTGCAGGATCTTCTCGACCTGCTCCGCCAGCCGCTTCGCTTCCTCCGACTCATCCACCGGCATGAAGCGCCAGCTCGCCGCGCCGATCAGGTCCAGGTAGTGCCGCACACCCGCGGCGATGATGTCGACGTTCGCGAGGTTCTCGCTGAACGTCGTGTAGCGCGCCTGACCTTGCAGCCGCGCGTCCCTGTCGGCACGGACGAGGTAGCCACCCACGACCTGCGTGCCACCCGCGCCAAGAGGCTCCTTCTCCGCGAACGAACGACCGCGCAGGAACCTGAACATCGAGTCCAGGAACCCGCCGCCCACGGCCGTTCCGTTGCGCGTCACCACGGCCGGGACTCTACACGGTCACCCCTACCTGCGCACCAGCGTAGGTCCACCTCCGATCCGCATTCGCCCCGTGTCCTGGATCAACGCCGCAAACGCCCGCGACGCCGCGTCGACCTGATCCTTGTAGGTGCCCACCGGGAACGCCTTCAACTCGCCCAGGAAGATGTCGGTCCACGACCCCCTCACCAGGTACAGGTTCCCCGACTCGCACTGCGCAGCCAGGGGCGTCGCACGCACGTCCTTGCCGCCGCTCTCCGGCGAGAAGCGCACGTCCCACCCGGCCAGAAGCCCAGCCAACGCCGCCACCTGGGCCTTGCCCGACTGGCCAGGGTCCTGCGGGATCGAAATCTTGACGTTGATCCCGTCGCTCATCGCCGTGGCCCGAAGCAACTCCTCCACGCCACCCGGCGTCAACCGGGCACGGACCACGTTCGCGATGATGTACTGGTTCCGAAGCGTTCTGCCCATGAGCACGCCCGCGGTCCACGCCGACTTCGTCGTGGTCGACGCCGCCAAGTCCCACCCGCGCACCCATGTCGTCCCTTCCGGCGCCCGGTCCAGGAACAGGATCTTGTCCGCCTGGAACAGACCGCCGCCGCGCGGCGCAGGCGCTTGTTGGAGCTGCGAACTCACGGCGTAGTTGCCCCCGTGCGATGACAGCGTTGGCTTCAGCTCCTCGTCCAGGTAGCGGCGCGAAAATCGCTCCGGCCAGAGCAACTCGCCCTCCACACGACGCGGGTCAGTGAACCCGATCGACGTCGTCCGTGTGTGCGGGTGCGTGGGGTCGTACTCCATCGGCAAGCACAGCACGTCGTAGCCCAAGTCGCTCGCGAGCAAGTGCCCTTGCAGGTCCCGCTCGTGCGTGCGCTGGCCGATGATGACGAATGCGCTCGTCTCGGGGTTGTTGCACCGCGTGGGCATCGTCTCCGTGCCCCACAGCAGGACGGCTTCTCTTTTGGGGACCGACTCGGCTTCGCCCACCTTGGCGGCATCGTCTACGACGAACCGATCGCCTCGCTCGCCCGTGCCCAGGCCGCCAACCGACGTCGCGATTCGCCAGCCGGTCTTGTTGTTGTCGAACCGCATCTTGGCGTTCTGCTCGCCCTCCAGCAACTTGAACCGGTCGCCCCAGAAACGCTGGTAGATCGGCGACATGAGAACCGTGCGACAACGACGGTTGTCGCGGATCGTCAGCAGGTCGCTGTAGCTCGCGAGGATGCTCCGCATGTGCGGCAGGTTGCGTGGGCCCCACTCGAAGGCCGGCCAGAAAACGCTCGTCGAAAGCGACTTAGTACAACCGGGCGGCACCATGATGAGCAGCTTCTTGATCTGCCCGTCCGTGACCGCTTGCAAATGCTCGCAGATCGCGCCGAGACACCAACCGTCAATCAGCGGCTGCGACGGCTCCAGCACATGCCAAAACGTGCGCACGAAGTCGTGCAGGTTTCGCTCACACAACCGTCGGTCGATGTCACTCGACTCATCCAGCGTCTTCGTCAGAAGATCCAGGTCCGACAGTGACAGTGAGAAGTCGTCTTCGCTGTTGGTCATCCCGCAAGAGCCCAAGGTCCGCCATGATCCGCTTCAACGTCCGCAGGTCGTCCGTCGGAAGGAGCGCGAGCAAGTCCGCATGCAGCATGCCCGGCTGCTGCTCCCTGTGCTCCACCGCGACGCGCATGTCCGTCTTCGCGTGCCAGCCCGCGCGGCGCTCCAGCCAGAAGGTCGCCGCCTTCAGGTCGCCGTCCTTCGCCTGGGCCAACACACGCTCCGCAACCGCCGCGCTCGCCTCGGTCGCGGCAGTTTCCAACTCACGCTGGCACTCCTTCAGGAGCACAACCAACGGAATGTCGACCACTCGCGCGATGTCCTCCGGCAACACGCCGTAGGACGCCAGCACATCGACACGCAAACGCACCTCCGTCGTCAACGTCTTCGTCGGACGCGTTGCCAAGACCTCCTGCGGGAACTGCCGGATCAGGTCGTCCGTGTTGGTGCCCAGGGCAGCAGCAGCGGCAGCCAACGGCACACCGTACGACGCCATGGTGCGCACGATGCCACGGTCACGATCAGTGGGGATGTCCACGGGAGTGCTCGTAAAGTAGCACACCCGGCGCATGTTGCGCTAGACGGGAAAGAGCCGCCACGGGGTCCGAGCGTCACTACCCTCTCGAACTTGAACCCTGCAACGGTCGCCGTCTACAACCGCCGCAGGCATGAACACAACACCTTTCTCGGGGCCCCGTGGCCGCTCAAGACGCTGGCCGCTTACGCGGCGCCCAGGTCCTCGAAGTACAGCTCGACCGTGCCCGTGAACGTGGCCGTGCCCGTACCGCTCGTGACCGGCTGGCTCGCGTTCAGGTAGACAGCGTTGCTCGCGCCCGCCGCGATGAGGACGTTCGTTTCCGCCGAGAGACTTGCTCCGTTGACCGTGCCCGTCGCCGTGCCGCCCACGCCCGTGAGCGCGGCAACGACGTTCTTCTCACCGGCGTTGGCGAACGCGGTACTCGCCGTGAGCACCGTGCCCACCGCGACGGTGAGGCTCGTGACCGCCTGCGTGGTCATGCCGGCGATGGTCACCGCCAGATCGACGACGCAGCCCTTGAGCAGGAGCTTGCGGTTGGGCAGATCGACCAGCTTCACCGAGCCAAAGTCGGCGGTTGAGATCATCGACACGACCGCCGCGGTCAACGTCAACACGTAGCGAACCGTCGGTCGCGCCGTCGTCGCCGAACGCGTCACGCCGCCAGCCGTGTTCGCCACAGGACCGACCGTCCCGTCGAAGTCCACAGCTTCCGCCGTGGAGTCACCAAACCGCGCGTTCTGGTGAAGCTGTACTTGCCGAATCGTCCGTGCCATCGTGTCACCTCTCGTCCCAAGGAACTAGAGCTTCGCGGGCATGTGCCCAGGGCGCGCGCCGCGCCGCTGGCTGCTCACACCGGGGAGGAAGCCTGGAACAACGGCGAGCTTACCGTCCGAAGCAATCGCACGCCAGCGTCCCTGCGGTATCCTCGCGGCAGATGGCACGCCGCCGACCCTTCACCGCCTGGACCTGCATCGGTGGCCCCTGCGACGGACAAACCGTGCCCAGGGAACTGCGGTCGCTCTCCTACATCGAACTGCCCAGCCCCACCCTGCCGGCCGCCACCGTGCCATCCCTCGGCCGCTACCTCCGCACAATCACCAGCAACACGGTCGTCTACGTCGCCGAACACGTCCGACTCAACGCGCTGCTCGGCCGCTAGCGGTGTGGATGTCGCGCAGCACCTCCGTCAGCACACGCCACGAGACCAACTCGTGGCGCATGCGGCAGGAATCCCCCAACGCGCGAGTTCGAACCACAGTCGAGACTTTGGCAGCCAGAGTGGAGCCTGCGCCGGTTGATCCAACGGAATCACGAGAAGGAAGTCCCACCCGCGCGCGAGCGTACGGTCCTGGATCGCCTTCCGCTCGATCATCGTCCACCCGCGCTCACCCCACCCGTTCCGGTACAGCACCACCACCGCCCGAGACTCGTCGCCGAACACGCGCGCGAAGGTCTCCATCCCGTCGGTTCCGGCGAGCTCTTCCTGTCGCCGCGAGTAAATGAACGTCGAGACTCGGCCGTTCAGAGCGTCGTTCAGCTGGGTCGCGAGCGATTCGTCCTGGGCCAAGAACGAGAAAGCGACGTCGTACTTGAACTCGCCTGCGTCGCTGCTGGATGCAGACTCGGGATCGTCGGACATGCGTGGTCGGCAGTTTGCCGTTCGGGCCGCTCCTGACAAGTCTGCCACAAGCACTTCGCCCGCGGCCACCGCGGGCGTTGCTTAGGGCGACCCCGACTTGCGACCCTCCACCGGTCCCCGGCATCGACACGGTGTTCAACGTGTGGTCGAGCACGGCGGCCAGAACGAGGGCCGAGCCGGTTGGAGCGAGCCTGCGACAAGTGCGACCCTCCGGATCGCCGAGCGCACCGCCGTTCCCGAGCAGTCTTACGCCCGAAGGGGTTGCAGCGCCTGAATCAGCGCGCTGGATCAGTACCGCTTCGATGGCGATCGTACTGCTGCAGAAGTGCTCGCGCGAACTCGTGGTCGAACATCAACTTGCGCGCCTGAAGCGAAGGTGCGCGAGACGTTCGAGAGGCTGGGGATGCGCACGGGCCGGTTGCCCGACGATCTGACGGCGCCGGCGTCGCCGTTCCCATGGCCGTGCGTTGGCGCCACCGGCGGGTAGGCCGGTTACTTGGCGACGCTGCGCGGTTGGTTAGCGAACACGGGCGGCAGATACTTCTCGTGCACCTTGTGCAGGTAGCTTAACCCGGCGTCTGCGCTGGCGGACAACTCCAGGCGCTGCTGGAAGAAGTGCAGGCGTGCCCGCGCTCCCTCCAGGATGCGAGCCCAGGGCATCGCCCAGACCTGGATTGCCGGGTCGTCCAAATCCGTGAGCAGTCCCCTCGGGCGGCCCTTCTGCGTCGTGCGGGTCCTCGCCGTGTCGTCGATTGCGTTGGAGACAGCCCAGAACTCCCACGTGGTGCGTGAGTCGCGGAACCTCTCGTCCTTGGCCACGGCAAGCGCGTAGTCCTCGACCTGCCCGAGCACCTTGTTGGTGATCCTCTGGCTCGGCCGCTTCAACTCGATGACGAGGTGGTGGCGCGATTCCGGGTCGGTCTGGGGGATCAGGCACCGCGACAGCATCAAGTCCACGATGCCTCGCCCACCGTCGGGCAACTCCACTTCGGCCTCGCGGTCTGCACCGGGCTCGCGGCCCAGTAGCTCGCGATGCTTGGCGAGCACTTCGTTGAGGCTCTGATCGGCGACCGTCAGCGCGAACTGTTCGCCGAAGACCCACGCTTGATCCTCCAGGATCTTCTGCAACTGCGCGCGCTCCAGCAGTTGCTGCTTGGAGGTGGGGTCGAACAGCAGCAGATCCAGGCCGGACAGGAAGTCGAGCCGGTTCGAGATGGTCTTGGAGGCGTTGATGATCGCGGTCAAAGTCGTGCGCTGTAGCAGCTCGGCGAGGTCTTTGGCGCGATCGGCTGGGAGTTCGAGCACGTCGCGGATTATGCGCTTCGTGGCGCTCGGGCTCGACTCCATCACTTCCTTGAGCAGCCGGAGCGAGAACCGCTTGCTCTTGGCGTCGCTCCCCTCGAAGTCGGGCAGGTAGTCGTTGACGTTCTTCGCCACCACGTCAAACACTTCGCGTTCGGTGCGTTCGATGATGCTTCTCGGCTCGCCCTCGAAGGGGTAGACCCGCTCCGCCTTCCACTGCTCGATCAACCCCCGAGCTTCCTGCACGCGACGTGCGCGGAAGT